AGTGTAATGCAGACCCGTTATACGACAGTGAATGTAGTGGGTATGATACAGCCTATTATAACCAGCAATGTAGTTTAGATCCACTTTATGACTCAGGTTGTCCGGGTTATGCAGGTGCATACTTTACACAGCAATGTGAGGCAGATCCACTCTACTCTCCAGAATGTAGTGGATACGATACAGCATACTACAACCAGCAGTGTAGTGCTGATCCATTGTATGATACTGGTTGTCCTGGATATGCAGAAGCATACTATACATATCAGTGTGAGGCAGATCCACTATATGATAGTGGGTGTAATGGATACGAAGCAGCATATTTTAATCAGCAATGTAGTGCAAACCCACTTTATAATAGTGAGTGTTCAGGTTACGAAACAGCATACTATAATCAACAATGTAGCGCAAACCCATTGTATGACGCTGAGTGTCCAGGGTATGATCAAGCATACTATAATCAACAATGTAGTTTAAATCCATTGTATGACAGCGGATGTACTGGTTACGAAACGGCATACTATAATCAACAATGTAATGCTGATCCATTATATGACAGCGGATGTACTGGTTACGATGCCGCATACCTAAATCAGCAATGTACAGCAGACACACTCTATAGCAGTGAGTGTCCAGGTTACGATTCTGCATACCTAAATCAACAGTGTGGATTAGATACATTATATAATAGCAGTTGCCCTGGTTATGAAGGTGCATACTTCACACAACAATGTGAAGCAAATACATTATATGACATACGTTGCCCAGGCTATGACGCTGCATATTTTGATCAGCAGTGTTTACAAAACCCACAATATGATACACAATGTACAGGTTATGTTGAGCCAGTAGTAGAAACACCAACAGCATCAGCACCAGTTGTAATTGAAGGAACAGGCACAGGCGATGCAGTTGTTGATAGTGTTATTGCCGCTCCACTTCCAATAGTTGTTGTACCAGTTGTGCCAGTTGTACCTCCAGTAGTAATTGTACCAGTTGTACCTGTGCCAGAACCAGAAGTAATAGCTCCAGAAATTACTATTGAATCAATAGAAATGGAAGTAGAATCACAAATAGAAGCAGAGTTACAAGAAAATGTTATACAAGAGCCAGAAATAGTAGAAGAACCTGTAAATACAATTGAGGATACAAACAATGACGAGGGAACAATTGATGAGGTTAGTGAAGATTCAAGTATTGAGGAAGATATTGAAGAATCACAACCAGAAGAAGTAAAAGAAGAGGAAGTAGACGAGTCAAAAAATGAAGAATCGACAGAAGAAGAGTCCAGTGATAATGTGGAACAGCAAGTGGGTGACGACCAAACAGATGAGGAAAGTGACGGTGGGAACGGAGACGAAGGAGATACCGATTCGTTATCTGAGACCAGCGAAACCGAAGCCGAACCAACCGCCAAACCCGCCGCAAAGAAAAAAGTATTAACAGCGAAACAAAAAGCAGCAGCAAAGCGCAAAAAGATGAAAGAAATCATCAAGCGTAAGTTGTCTAAATTAGCTGATACTATGGGAAGAGCCGTTACATTAGAACAGCAACAAGCTCTACAAGCACAAATAAGTGCATTAATTAATTATGTGCCAGGATTTAATGCTTATGGACAACTTAGATTATCTGACGGAGATTTATACAAAGACGAAACAATTTATGAGAACAGAAGAGTTCCAGAAAATCAAAGAGGTCTACTAAATGGCCTAGCTAGTGAACTAAAACATAAACAAATGGTCGATCAACAATATGAGGGGATGGATTAATGTTTAGTACGTTATGTGGCATAGCAGTAACATTGCATATAGGACTTAATGAAGAATATGAATATAATTCTTTTCATCCATATTGTAAAGCAAAAACAGAAAGTAATATAATAGCAGGAGCATATTACAACAGTATTAATAAGTTAAGTTTATTCGCAGGATACGAATATGATATTAACTATGATACATCAATAGAAATAGGATTAGCATCAGGATACTATTATGATGTAACGCCTACATTTAGGCTTAATTATAAAAACCTATTTTTAATGCCAGCAGTAGACGACGATAAAAAAGGAATCGTTGTTGGACTACAATTTAATTTTTGAGGAGAAGGTAAATGAGTGATAAAACATCAGTAGAAGTTGGAGGAGTAAAGTTTACTGGTGGTAAACTATTCCTTGTTATAACAGTAATCAGTTCAATATGTGGTGCTGCTTGGGGAGGCTTCGAATTCTATAATGATTATAGAAATATGAAAGCTAAAATAGAAAAGTATGTAGCACCAGATTTAAGTGGTTTAGATAAACAATTAGCAGTATTGCTAGAGCACCAAAAAACAGTGGAAGCTCACATGGAATTTGTTAGCAAAGAGATAGACCTATTTAAAGAAGAGATGGGATTTATTAAAGAAAATAATGACGAGCATACTACATATGTTAAGGACTTAAAGAATGGAATAAGAGATGACATTCAGAGAGTTGAGAAAATTATGGATCAGGTTGAAGATGATATTAATGATATGGAAACAGACGTAAGAAGTAAAATTGATATTGCTGATCAACGATTTGAAAACAAACGTGGACAGTTGCAAGTAGACTATGATCAGAAAGCAGATAGCTTACGTACAGAAGCAGACCGTAAAAACGAATCATTAAGATCAGATGTAGAACGTGAATTAAAAGAGTTAGAAGCAAGACTTAACAAACGATTACAGAGAGCATTAGATAATCCATTAGCACAATAAACTTGACAAACTAGCAGTATCGTTATATTATTAAGACTATGGCAAGACTCTTAATTTTAACAGGCCCACAAGGCAGTGGTAATCACCTGTTTAGTAAATGTTTAGCATTGCATGAAGATGTCTTTGGATGGAAGACACTTCTCAATACATATTGGGAAGGGCATCATCACGAGCCCTTTGCAAAGTATTGGGAAGATCCTTTATTACTCCATAGCTTTGATTGGACACAGAGCGAATATTTTGTAACCAGTATTAGTTGTCCTTATTATAACGATCAAAAACCAAAGATACCTTTGTTTGAGCGTTTTGTGAATACAGCAGAAGAGTATGTTGATAGTATTGATGTTGCTATTATTGGCAGAGATCAAAATATTTTAAAATATCAACAGGAACGTGTGCGTGGCAAACATACCACACCATTAGCACATGATCATTTTAAATGGCTAATGGAAAATACTGAGTGTAGATTTTTAAGCCAAGAATTATTGTATCTATATACACAAAAGTATCTAGAACAAGTTAGTAGAGATTTAGATTGGCCCATAGCCTATTGGGATCCTGAAGTAGACGAAATATTAAAAAAAGATGCCAATGAAAAATATATTAAAGATGTACATGAGTATTGGTTAGACTTTGAAGTACATCGAGCAGTTAAAGAAAGTTAATAAATAATTGTATCCCCACAGAATAGAAGGAGTAGTGTATGCTTGATGTTTTTATGCTCACTTATCATGAGCCATCAGCAGATGAAAACTTTAAAATATTAAAATACTTTGCACCCAATGCAAAGAGAATTGACGGTGTTAAAGGTTTATTGCAGGCTCATCAAGCAGCTGCAGAAGAATCTAAAACAAGTTATTTTTATGTTTGCGATGCTGATGCAGTTATACAAGAAAACTTTCAATTTAAATTTGAACCAAGTGATAGACGAGAAGCCTATCCTGGAGTACCAGAAACAGAATGCGTATTTACATATCGTAGTCACAATCCTATTAACGATTTGATATATGGATACGGAGGACTTAAACTATTTCCTAAACGTAATTTATTAAATGTCAGTGAGTTTAAAGTAGATATGACCACAAGTATTGGAGCAAAATTTGTTCCTAAATTTGAGGTAGCAAACACTACAGCATTTAATACTGATCCTTTTAATACTTGGCGTAGTGCATTTCGTGAATGTACAAAGCTATCTAGTAACATTATTGATCATAATAAACAGATTGATGATACTTATCGCTTGGAAGTATGGTGTACACGTGGAGAAAACCGTAAGTTTGGTGAGTATGCATTATTAGGCGCACAACAAGGACGAGATTTTGGTACACATTATAAGAACAATACAGAAGCCCTACGTAAAATTAACGATTGGGAATGGTTAAGGAAGACATTTGATGAAGCACTCTGAATTTCAGGAAATACACCACTGGTTATGTGGATTAAGTGAATATTTTAGATTTATAGAATCGTACGATGAAGACTATGAGCTAGTTTTTAGAGCATTATATCATGATAATAAATTTCGTAAACGAGATTTACTTATTAATATGGCAAAAAAGTATGCACGTAAAGAAATATTATGGAAGCCAGAAGCTTGGCCTCCTGAAGATAAGGTGCGTGATGTAAAAGAAGAAGTTATGAGCGATAAATTACAGAGCTTCTTTAACATTGCTATGCACAGTGAACTAGAAGACTTGGATATCAAAGCTAGACAGTTGATAGGATTTTTGGCTTGGTATATTCCTGATGACTCCTTGTTACAGCGTACGAGCAGATTTATGTCATACTTTGCTAATCAAGAACTAGACATTCCTAATTTAGGAGATTTTTATAGCAGAGGACAAATTAAAAGTAAACTATGGATGGTTACTGAGCTTGCTAATATTGTAGATGGCCCGTTAGGTAATGTTGTATTCTATGGAGGTTGGTATAACTTCCTTGCACACTTCTTGTTTGATCAATTTGAAGTAGATAAAATTACAAGTATTGATGTTGATGACACAGTTGTAGGACCATGTAAGAGATTATACGCAGAGGAATTAGATGATAAACGTTTTAATCCTTTTACAGCAGATGTGTCCAGGTTGCAATGGAGAGACCAAAAAGAGCTCTGGTATCATGATTTTGATAAACGTGATGAACAAATTACTGAGTGGATGGAAGGACAGGAACAAAACCTGACTGACAAAAGACAGACGCTGATCGATCAATGGATACAAAAGCAGGAAAATTCATTAACAGTTAAAAGACAAGAACAGATTGATACTTGGTTGGAAAAACAAGAAACAAAATATGCACAGGAAATAGAAGCAAAAGAAGATAATATTCGACAAGGCTATACTAGTAAGGAAAAAATTAGAGAAGATATATTTAAAGATAAAGATGATGTAATTGAAAAGTTTAGTGTGGAACTTCGAGAAGAATTATTTAAAGATAAAGATGCTGTAATTGAAAAAATAAGTGAAGATCTGCGTACAGAAATGTTTAAAGACAAGGATAGTATTTTTGAGAACTATGGATGGAGAAGATTAGATAAGTTTGATATGGTAGTTAATACCAGCTGTGAACATATGAATGATGAATGGTTTGAGAATTTGCCTGACGGAACATTTGTTGTGTTACAGACTAATGATTATTTTGAAAACGAGCAACATTCAAACTGTTGTAAAGATATGGACGTAGTAAAAAGTAAATACCCAATGAGTAATATATTTTATGAAGGAGAACTGGATACGCATTTATATAATAGATTTATGCTTATTGGTATAAAATAATGATTGCATATTATGCACATATTATCTATAATATAGTTGACTATACTGAATTTACAAATGAAATTGCAAGAATAGATAGTGTAGCCAATATTACAAGTCAAATTACTGAAACATATAATTTAAGTTATGGTAAAGACTTTAAAGTTGGAGAGATGGGTATTGACGAACATGGGTATCAGTGGATTAAAATATATTTTGCAGATGAAAAATTAGCAATGATGATTAAATTACAAGGAATCAATAAAATTGAACGATGATGAATTAGATGAAATTTTTGAACTTACAATGGCAGAGTTTGATGAGATGTTAGATGCTTTAAGCACTCGTGAATTGCAACAAGAGGCGGCTCGTGCAATTAGTACAATGCCAGCAGACAATAATAGTATTCATAAATTTAATAAAGACGCACATCATAATAGTTGGATGTGGTATAAAGCGGTAATTAAACATTATGTGTGGGAGCATGATGGTATGCCTAGTGAGGTTGGGCCAGGCAAAGACGTAAAGATGGTATTGGATGATTGAACTATTAATAACCAATATAGTCTATGTAAGCTATAGAATATTAATAAGTGCAAATATTGTTAAGTTTTTAAATAAAAGATTAACTTGGTTTGAATCAGTACTTATAATGGCACAGTGTAGTTTTGCTTATGACTTCCTAGTGTTTTGGTTTTATTACGGAGTTGATCCGACCAGTATTATTGATACAATAATAAGTAATATACAGTACACAGTAAGAGTATTAATTGCTTGGTATGTAATTAAGAAAATATGGGACTGGATAGGAAACTACTGGTGGGCAGTGTTCATAGGAGCAGAGCTTACCTTTATAACAGACTATTTTATATTTGGAGCGTTGTTTAGTTAATGTATGATCATACTCAAATAGAAGAAGTTCACTTAGAGATTACACAGCGTTGTAATGCTGCTTGTCCTATGTGCGACCGCAATGAAAATGGTGGTGCAGTTAATCAGCATATTAGAAATGATGAACAAGAACTCAGTTTAGAAGACTGCATGGATATTTTTACACCTGATTTTATTAAACAGCTCAAAGTTATGTACATGTGTGGTAACTTGGGAGATCCTATCAGTGCAAGTGACACTCTAGAAGTTTTTAGATACTTTAGAAAACATAATCCCAATATATGGTTAAGCATGAATACAAATGCTGGTGCTAAAAAGCCAGAGTGGTGGGAAGAGCTTGCAAAAGTTATTGGACGCAAAGGCGCTGTGATCTTTAGTGTAGATGGACTTGAGAATACTAATCATTTGTATAGACAAAATGTACGTTGGGAGTTCGTAGAGCGTAACATGAAAGCATTTATTGCCGCGGGTGGCAGAGCCAGATGGGACTATCTAATATTTGAACATAGTGAGTGTGATGTAGAACGTGCAGAACAGCTCGCTAAAGAGTGGGGTGTAGAAAAGTTTATGAAGAAGAAAACTGGTAGATTTATTAGTAGCATCACAAACAAGTCTAAAGAGACACACCAAGCAACAGACCGTAAAGGTAATGAAAAACAAAACTTAGCAAAACCTAAAAAAGAAGAGTACCAAAATCTTGCATTGCTAAAGCAAAAAGAGATTGAGAAAACTTATGGTAGTATGATGGATTACTATAACCAAGCCAGTATTAAATGTAAAGTTGCCCAAAACGATAAGAACAAAAGTATGTTTGTTACAGCAGAAGGTTTAATTATGCCTTGTTGTTGGACAGCCGGACGCATGTATAAGTGGTGGCATAAAGATCCTAAAGTAGAACAAATTTGGGACTTTATTGATGCGGCTGGCGGAAAAGAAATGCTTAATGCAAAATATTTTGGAATACAAGGTGTATTTGATAGTGGCATTATGAGAAATATACAAAGTAGTTGGAAACTTAAAAGTATAAAAGAAGGCAAACTAGGTGTTTGTGCTATGAAATGTGGAACAGAGTTTGATCCATATGCAGAACAATTTACATAGCCTATTATATAAATACTACTATTATGGAAGGGTAGTCTAGTGGGTTTCAGAAAACTTAATATTACAATGACAAAAAGTGAGATTGTTGATTTCTCTGACAATCTTTTGTTTCTTGGAAAAGACTCAGCAGCTGATAAGGACGTAGGATTCTTAGGAAGAACAGGTGCCACTAGTTATGCAGGGCTAGTAAGAGATTCTGCTACTAACGAATTCTTACTTATTAACAGTATAACAATCAGCAATAATACAGTTAACGATGTAAATGCATTAGACGCAAGTCTAAGCAAAGGAACATTGGTTGCAGATCAATTTAAAGGTAATTTAGTAGGAAACATAAGCGGCAATCTTATTGGTAATGTTGCATATGATGCAGTTGATCCAACAGGAACTAGAGTTTTAGATGTGGGTGATGCTAATACACCAGCTACCTTTAAAGGCGATGTGCTTAAAGCAGATGGTACAGTAATTGTAGATGTATCTAGTACAAGCACAACATTCACAGGTACAGTTTTAGGAAACGTAGCAGGCGATGTTACTACACCTGATGGTAGTGCAGTTATACTTGATACAGGAACAGGCACAGCAGATGCTTCACTAACAGTACATGAGGTGAATACAGATGAAATAGATACTGGTACACTAGATGTTACAGGCATTGCAGTGTTTACTGGTGCTTCAGCTGACTTTACACAAACACAAACAATGGGTAATTGGAATGGTCCTGTATATAATAGAACAGGCGCAACATTAATTGTTGAGGATAATGCAACACCTAATCCTATTTTCCATGGTGACTTAGATGGCGATGTAGATGCAAGTTCAGTTGTTGTAGGTTCTACTTTTGTCTTGCCTTCATACACAACAGCTCAACGAGATCTTATATCTAATCCACAAGAGGGACAAATGATATTTAATTCTGATACTAAAATGTTCAGTGGATATAATGGCACTGACTGGGTACAACTTGTACCATCCACATACGTAGAAACTCCTTAAATTAATGATAGATATTGTATCACCATGCGTTAGTCTATGTGGCGTGAACCAAGACGGGTTCTGCCCAGGTTGCGGCAGAACATTGGAAGAACGAAAAGTATGGAAAAAAGATAACCCATCTACAGAATGGAAACTAAAGAATATAGAAGATGCAACATCGCGGTTAGACGATCAAGCACTTGATCATTTTCATGCAAGCTATGAATTTAAAAAGAAACATGGATTAAGTATCAAAAAATATATTAAAAAAATGGAAGAAAAAGGTTGACAACCAATATGTCTTGCTTTATAGTATAAGAGTAAGTTAAACAAATGAGGTTGTGATGAATATCGAACTCCAAAATGCAATTGAAGCAATTCGCAAAATTAAATCCCAAGCAGATTTGAATACTGTTGCTGACGAATGGAAGCGTCAAAGCACATTCATTGGTCGTAATGCTACCCATGGAATGAAAAAAGGTGATACTGTTACTTGGGAATCACGTGGCTTTGTTCACACTGGTGTTATTAAAAAGATGAACCGTAAGACTACAGAAATAGTAGCCGCTGGTGCAACGCCTTTTGGCCGCACAGTTACACGAGTTCCAAACAGCATGATTACTGGTATTGTGGAGAGTGTATAATGAAATACGGCCCAAGAATATATCCTAGTGAAATAATTGAAACTAAGAAACATTGGGCCGTAGGTACTACCTGGCATGTTCAAGGTAGTGGTATGTATGCAATTGAGATGCATAATAATGGCTTCTCTTGCAATTGTCCTTCCTATAAAAAATGCAAACACATCAAACAAATTGAAGAGAAAGTTTCTGATGACTCGCTTGCTAAAACATTATATAAGCTAGAAATGGCTGAAATTAATTCAGGAAGATATTAAAAAAAATTACAAGTTGTTGATTTTATTGAAAAACTTTATTCGCTTTTTTCTTGACAACCAATGCACTTTGCTTTATATTATAAGAGTAAGTTAAAAAAACATAGAGGTTGATATGCAAAACGAAATCCAAACACTAATCCAAAAATGTAAAGCAGATTATACAAAGTTTGTTACAGCAAGCGGACGTGGTACACCAGAGCCAGATAGTTATTTTGGTAAAACACTTGCTAACTTTGAAAATAGTTTTACTATCAAAGAAGGCAAAAAGTATATTAAGATTATACGTGACAATGGTGTATGGGGCTTTATTGTTAAAGAAGATGGTCCTAAGTTTAAAAAAGGTGATATCCTTAAAGCTGCAGGCTGGAATGCACCAGCAACAAATGCCGCTCGTGGTAACATTTTTGGAGACTTTAGTGTTGCTTGGACTGGTCCACATTACTTAAAATAGGAGAAATATATTATGGGAGCATTTAAGTCACTGCTCATGGATGAAGAGGAAAAGCTATGGGACGACATAGCTAATGTGATTGGCGAGTGTGAACACGTCAGTGAAGTATCTGCAAAAGCAACTGCCATGGCAAAACAAAGACAGCTTTGGGGTTATCTTGATGCAGAAACAATTGAAGAAAATGTTTCAGAAATGTGGAACGAATTTTGGTCTAACTACCCATAAGGAGATAAAAATGTGGTATGTTGAAGTTACTCATGCTGACAATCAGCGTGTACGTTATGAAGGTCTTACTCGCGACCAAGCGGCAGATGTTCATAAAACAGAATACGTAAAAGGTGCGCCTAAGGTCGTGTCTGGGCGTATGGGTTCATAAATATGATTGGAGCCATTCCCTACTCATATGCGATTGTAGGAGGTATCTTTGTAATGGCATGTGCCTGGTTTAATTATAGATCAGGATTACGCAAAGGACATGAAGAAGGCATTGAGTTTTTGTTAAGCACTCTTGCTGATAATCATGTTATAGAAATTCAACTAAGGGATAACACTGCTAAAATAGTAAGGGGATCCCAAGAAGGAGCATACTTACACTTTGACAACTTTATTCAGTAAAAATGAATTGGAAGATATGCAAGTTACTGGCCACTGGCCAGTGACCCATTCTCCATCATTGGAGACTGTGTACAGCGACCGCTATGCAGTTGCTGACCAGCTTTTTAAAACATTAGACTCAAATAAATTTATGGAAATTAATGACATTGATCCTTCTGATCCTGCTACTGTAGAGGATTGGAAAGATGAAAATGTACCAGATAAAAGCTATGCATTAAAGCACCAAGGCCCTTGCTTTGGTTATGATATAGATACTATGCATGGTCCAGAGACTTGGTATGACGAGGACTCTGACGTAGGCGATTATGTGCAAAGACGTAAATTATACATTTACGATTGGACAGGTGAAAAAGCATCAGGCATATTACCTGAGTTAGACTATTTTATAGAAATGCACAATACCTATAAGCCAATTTTACAACACTATTTAAAAGAGTGTTATAGTGATCAATCTGATCAGTGGGAAAAAGTACTTTACAAGCTAATGGTTATCCAGTATACTGTACCAGTAGCAACAGACGAAACAAGAGTTGCTCATCGTAAACACAATACAGAAAGGTTTGGCGATGAACATTGTGATGAAACACTAGGAGGTTTACACTTGGGTGAAAACTTTGAAGAGTTTCATGCTAAAAATACCGCAACCGGAGAGTGGCAACATATCAATGGACTTGATGGTAACAATATGCTATGGATGTTTGGTGAAGATGCTGAACGTAGCAATTGGATACCAACATATCATGGAATGACGCCCAATCCAGATCCTCAACACGATCAGAGATACAGTATTATCTTTGATTTACAAGCTCGTTATAAGGAGTAAATATGTTTGAAGTAATTTATATTCCACGTATGGAAAACGAAGTCGCAGTGGCACGTTTTGATACAAAAGTTGAAGCGGAAGCTCACATGGAAATGATTAAACAGGAACGCCCTAAGGCGTATCCACATCACTATATTAAAAAAGGAGAATAAAATGAGTTTTATTGTATGGCACTCATTAGTATTACTAGGAGTAATAGCAGTATCATTTACTGCCGGATACATAACAGGAAAGGTCAAGCATAATGAATTGGACCGAGATAATCATCTATAATATTATATTTTGGTCAGTATTAATTGGCCTTGGTAAACTGTTTGAAAAAAGTTTTCAAGCAGCAATAGAAACGGAGAAATAAACATGCTAGTACCTATGGTAGTAGAACAAACAGGGCGTGGCGAACGCTCATATGACATTTACAGTCGTCTACTTAAAGACAGAATTGTAATGCTAAATGGAGAAGTAAACGATCAGAGTTCAAACTTAGTCGTAGCACAAATGCTTTTCCTAGAATCACAAAATAGTGATGAAGATATTAATTTTTATATCAACAGCCCTGGCGGTGGTGTTACATCTGGACTAGCAATTTATGATACGATGCAGTTTATTAATGCTCCAGTATCAACAATCGTGATGGGACAGGCATGTTCAATGGGTAGCTTTTTGGCAATGGCAGGTGAACCAGGCAAGCGTTTTGTGTTGCCAAATAGTCGCACAATGATCCATCGTGTAAGTTCAGGCACACGTGGCACATCAGGTAGTGTGCATGTACAAGAGTTAGAAATGACGGATGTAATCCGTAGTTTCGAGGAAAGTAAAAAACTTAATCGCCAACTTACTGAAACATATGTTAAGCACAATACGGCAGGTAAAACGTATGAAGATATGTTTGAGACAATGAAGTTTGATACATTCTTATCAGCACAAGATGCAGTTGATTGGGGATTAGCAGACAAGGTAGTCACTAAAAAGTGATTGATAAAGAAAAATATGTCTATAATATTGACCGTTTTGTCAAGGACTTTGATTTCGATTTAATATTACAGGAAGCAGAAAATTCTGACTACAGTAATGTATTTGGTCCGGGTAGCTATGACAGATTGGTTAGTGATAGCCATGAGACCGCTTCAAAATGGTTTGATAATCATGACTGGCAAGTCTCAGTTGTTCAAGGAGGCGAGGCTTTGAGGCTTGCTGAAAAAATATCAAGTATCCTTGAGCTAGATGTAAGCTATCTATACCCACAGTTTTTAAAATTATACCAGGGTGAAGAACTAAGATGGCATGTTGATAAAGTTGTTAAGGTAAGTATGAATTTTGTATTAAAGGGTTTTGATACACCAGTACAATTTATAGACTATCCAGATCCTATTTACTATGACGCCGCAATACTGAACACAAGGGAAATGCATTGTGTACCTTTTGCAAAGAATGAAGATAGAATATTACTGAAGTTAAGAATACCCAATCCATCAGATTTATATGATTACAACGGAATCGTAGACAAATTTAAATCAATAGCTAAATAAACGTATGAAGGTACATGACATTTTATCAGCTAGACCTATTGAAGAAGGTCCTAATGATCCACATATTTTTAAGGCAGTATTCTTATCAGGTGGCCCTGGTAGTGGTAAAAGTTTTGTGGCTAACAAAGTTTTATCAGGCACAGGATTAAAAACTGTTAACAGTGACGAAGTTTATGAATTTCTTGCAAGACAGAATAATGTAGACTTGAGCAATCCTGATGAAGTTTATAGCGATAAAGGTCAAGAAGTAAGAGCTAAAGCAAAAAGTCTAACAGATAAAAGACGAGGCGGCACTGATGGCTCTACTGGTTATATTGGTGGTCGTTTAGGCTTAATTATTGATGGTACAGGCAAGGATGTTGGATCTGTTTCAAAATTAAAACAGCAATTGCAGGCATTGGGATACGATACAATGATGTTATTTGTTAACACTGACTTGGAAGTAGCACAACAACGTAATCAAAAAAGAGCTAGAAGACTACCAGCAGAGATTGTATCCAAGATGTGGAATACAGTGCAGAGTAACCTTATGAAGTTTCAACAAGTATTTGGAGCCGCTAATTTCCATATTTTAGATAATAGCGGAGGACTTGAGGATCCTGATAGAGCAGAACAGTTCAGACAGGTAGATAAGAATATTCGTGCTTTCTTATCAACACCACCACAAAATCGTGTAGCCAAACAGTGGTTAGATAATAATACACGTTAAGTACAACTTTAAAACCAATAAATACCATACGGACGCATAGTTTTTTTGTAAGGATTTTATTGTATGTACACATATAAAGCAAAATTAATTAGAGTAATTGAGGGTGATACCATAGATGCAGACATAGATCTGGGCTTTGATATCTGTATTCGTCAGCGAATTAAGTTATTTGGTATAGCTACTCCAGATCCAAAGTCCAAGGATATTAATGTTAGGGAACAAGGTTTGATCGTCAAGTCTAAGCTGATTGAATTATTACCTAAAGACTTTATTGTAGAAACCCTGCATAACAGAAGGGGTAAATACGGTCGCACAATGGGCATTGTCTACATTAAAGATGAGAAGAATAAACTTATAAACATAAATCATACTTTAATTGACCTTGGCCTTGCTGAAGATTACAGTGGAGTAAGATAATGAGAATTTATGGCTATTGGACAATATTTGTTGCCCTATGCATTAGTGCAGTAGCGGCCTATTATAGTATTGTAGGACTTGTGGCAATTTTTGCCGCAGCTATGATTCCTATTGTTATTATGGGTTCAGTACTAGAAATAGGTAAGTTAACTACCGCAGTATGGTTGCATCTTAATTGGAAAAATGCAAAATGGTTTGTTAAAATTTACTTAACAAGTGCAACTATCTTGTTAATGTTTATTACAAGTATGGGTATTTTTGGTTTCCTTAGTAAAGCACATATTGAACAAACAAGTGCTGCAGGTGAAAATGTAGCACAGTTAGAAAGAATAGAAAAAGAATTAGTTCGCAATACAGATATTATTGCTAGAGCTGAAGCAAAAATTGATAAAGCAGAATCACAACAAGGTGATGGTAATGCATCTATTCAACAGCAAATAGATCTTGAACAAGAGCGTATAGATTCAACATATTCAAGAATACAACCTGCAATTAATGAACAGAATAAAATTATTTCAGATGTGAGATTGGACGATGCAAGTCGTACATCACCATATGAAGACCAGTTAACAAATATTAAAGATGAAATTATACGTTTAGAAACAAGTGCAAAAGAATACGAAACACAAATATCTAGTCTTGTTGTAGATGCAAGTAGTGCAGATACAATCGTTGCACAAATTGCAACGATTAATGCAACGATTACAAAAGTAGAAGGACAGATTGCTAGTGGCGAACGTGAGCAAATTAAGCAAGCACAAAGTACAATAGGTGCTAATCCTGACGGTGCTGCTGGACCTAATACAAGGCGTTCTGCTAATACTTGGATAGAACAACAAAAAATTATTGTTAACGACCTAAATGCACAAGTTGCAACTATACGTAAAGATGCAACAAGCGTAGTTAATCTTGAACGTACTAGACTAGCAAGTGTAGTTAAAGATATACGTGAGATTCAGATACCTGCACTTAAACAACGTGAACTTCAGGTGTTAAGTACTATTGATAATGTGAGAGCCACAGAGTCTCCTGCAATCAATACAGCAAGGGAAGAAATCGCACGTATTAGATTGAGTGCTGAAAATCAAATACAAGCAAGCCAAGATCTTATTGAAAGATTAAGACAGCAAATTACAGTTGGTTCAGATAAATCTATTGAAGATATAGTAAACGCTCAACTAAGCAAAATTAATCTTTCAAACGAACAAATAGAAAAACTTACAGAGAAAAAATATGAGCTAGAAGCAGACTACAGAAAACTAGAAGCAGAAGTTGGACCTGTAAAATATATAGCTGAACTTGTTTATGGTGAAGCTAATAAAGATATGCTAGAGTCAGCAGTGAGATGGGTAATTATTATCCTAGTTCTTGTGTTTGATCCATTAGCAGTAATACTAGTAATTTCAGGTATCAGCTTGATAGAACAAAACCCATCACGCAAAAGACCGCAGGTTAAAACAGCACCTGCAACAGATAAAGATAATACTGAAACTTTATCTTGGTCGCATCAAGACCTTCCAACGGACAACGGAGAAGTAGATCAACAGGACGATAAAGTGCTGGAACGTATGTTAGAGAAAGCTGATCCTGGAGTACTAGAGCAAGTAGCCAGAACTATGAAAGAGGAAGGAATTTGGAAAACACCAAAACAAATTCTTGACGAAACCACAGAAAATCTGTATACTGATGAGATAATGTATAAAGGAATATCATACGTACCAGGTAATCCAGAATACAGAATAATTAAAGAGTTGATAGAACAAAACCCTAACAAAAAAGCAGTGTAATGAAAAATGATAATTCGAGTTATACAGTAACTCCTCCCGACCTTTTTCTTTCAGAAAATGGCGTTAATGCATTAATTGTGAGTACAGATGATAACCTTATAGATGGTATTAAATTACTATTTGAAAAGTATATTATGTCAAGCATCGTATTTAATGTGCAAAAAAATACAACAAGTGGAAACCTTGCTTGGTTATTTCACGTGAGTACTAGTTGTGAATTTATGGTAGTTGATCTTGATACCTGCAAGGTGGAAGATATCACATCCGCCTTATTAAAATCAGTAGATGAAAGCCATATTGTAATTTTTGTTAGCCTAAAGCAGAAAAAAAGAGACTTAATAAGGCTTATAAATGCCAAGAGTAAATACTTAATATTCTCTAGCATTGTTCAGTTAGACCAGTATCTTCAAATAGAGACCATGCCAGGACTAGTAAATGATTAAAACTCCCATCTGTAATTTTTGCGGCAAAGATAGCACAAAAGTCAAAAAGCTATTAGCAGGTAATGATAACACTCATATCTGTGATAGTTGTGTCGTGCTTTGTAGTGAAATAGTACAGGATGATAAGAGTTATAAAGAAAAGCCTCTTCCTAGTTTAATTAATCCTAAAAATTTACACAGTGTATTAAACGATTATGTAATAAGTCAGGAGAGGACAAAAAAGTCTATTAGTGTAGCAGTATCTAATCATTATAAGAGACTAAATTATACAAGTGATGTAAAATTAGGCAAGAGTAATGTTTTAATGATAGGCCCAACAGGCACAGGAAAAACGCTAATTGCACAAACATTGGCAGATCATTTAAATGTTCCTTTTGTGATTACGGATGCTACTACTATTACTGAAAGTGGTTATGCAGGTGACGATGCAGAAGTATTAGTACATAGACTATTACAAGAAGCTGACTATGATTTAGATAAAGCACACACAGGAATAATATATGTAGATGAGATTGATAAAAAAGCCAAACGTAATGACTATGTCAGTTTAAGTAGAGACGTCAGTGGTGAGGGTGTGCAACAAAGTCTTTTAAAACTTATGGAAGGCACTGTTATAACTGTTCCTAATAAACCAGGTCAGTTGCCAGAAAAAGTAGATATAGATACAAGTGAAGTTCTTTTCATAGTTGGGGGCGCATTTATTGGACTAGATGATGTTGTGATGCAAAGAGTGGGAAAAAACCGTATTGGTTTTACAGAGCTTGAAATAAAAGATAAAGACTTAGATTGGAGAGATCATTTACAAACTATTGACTTAGTTAAGTATGGATTGATACCAGAATTTGTAGGTAGATTGCCTAGTATAAATATATTAAATGAGTTGGATTCAAATGACCTTGTAAGGATATTAACCGAACCAAAGAATAATATCATACAACAATATAAAGAGCTGTTTGGTATGGACAGTTTAAATATAGAATTTGACAAAGCATCTTTGAATGCTGTAGCAGACATATCAATTGAGCAGAAGCTAGGTGCAAGAGGATTAAGAAAGATTCTCGACCAAGCATTATTAGAATTACAATATGAATCTTCAGACTTATCTGAAAAAGGTATTAAAAAAATTTTAGTAAATAAAGAAACAATTATTAATGGCAAGATGCCACATTTAATTAAATAGAGAGAGAAATGGCAAACAATAAACATTTAAGAAATGAACATGGAGGGTTTTTTATCAAAGTACGTGATAATAATGTAGACCAAGCCATGAGAAAATTAAAAAAGAAACTTATGAATGATGGAATTATGCAAGAGATTCGCAATAAGAAGCATTTTGTGAGTAAAACAGAAAAACGTCTGCAGGCAGAAGCGGCAAGCCGCGCTAGACATAAACGCCGCATTGCAAAAGAAGATAATAGATGACCCAAATACAGAAACAAGAATCCGTTGAAGCAATTAAGTTAAAGACACCCAATAAGTATCATGTCGTTATGCTTAATGATGATAGCACACCTATGGATTTTGTAATACAGATTTTAATTGCAATCTTTAAAAGAACTCCAGAGGATGCAGAGCAACTTATGATAGATATACATGAAACTGGTCGTGCAGTAGCTGGTACATATAGTTACGAAGTAGCAGAGCAAAAATGTGTAGAGACTGTTTCAGAAGCAAGACATGCAGGATATCCTTTAGACGTAGTAATAGAGGAATCTGAATGAAAAAGTTTCGACCAACTTGGACAGCATTTACGAGTGATGAAAAAATAGGTAAGACTATTTTTGCTAACACTAATCGTAATACATATGATCCATGTGATAATGATAAACTCACAGATGAGTTAGTTGTTATGGCAATGAAGGAAAAGGCATCCTGTAAAAAGTTGGCAGATCATTATAAAAAGAATAAAGTAACATTTATTCATAATGTAGTAAAGTTCTCTAAAAAATGACAGTGGGATTTACTGCATCTGCATTTGATTTATTACACGCAGGACATATACAAATGTTGCGTGAAGCCAAATCACAATGCGATTATTTAATTTGTGCCTTGCAAATGGATCCTAGTTTGGATCGTCCCACAAGCAAAAATCCTCCTATACAGACAATTGTAGAGAGATACACTCAGCTTAAAGCAGTAAAATATGTTGACGAAATTATTCCATATAATACTGAAGCAGACCTAATTGATATCTTGACAATGTATGATATTGATGTTAGAATACTTGGTGAAGAATATAAAAGAAAAGACTTTACTGGTAAAAATGAATGTCGTAAGTTAGGAATAGATTTATATTTCAACAGTCGTAATCATAGATTTAGTAGTACAGATCTTAGAAATAGAGTTTGTGAACAGAGGAAATAAATGACACTACATGCAATGATTGATTTGGAGACCTTAGGGCACACTCCAGACACAGTCGCTTTGACTATAGGAGGATGTAAATTTGATCCAAATGTCAGTACACCAAGTAGAGACTTTTTCTACCATAGGTTTGATGTCGATGAACAGTTGGCAAATGGCCGCACTACTGATGATAGTACTCTTGATTGGTGGGCTCGTCAGCCTAAACACATACGTGAAGAAGCATTAGGAGATTTAGATAGAACACCTGTTAAGGAAGTTCTAGATGCACTTAATAAATGGTGTGTCAATGTAGACTGTATCTGGGCACAAGGGCCGGCATTTGATATTGTTATATTAGAGAATATGTTTAGGCAATATGATCATCACTATCCTTGGCCCTTCTGGAAAATTAGAGATAGCAGAACATTATTTCAAATTATGCCCAGTGACCCAAGAAAAGAATTAAAATTTGATGCACACAATGCACTTGAAGATTGTAAAGCACAAGCTATTTGTGTACAACAGTCGTTACAAAAATTAGGATTGACAATAAAATGAGAATAGATCAAGATGTAAAACTAGACTATAAGGATGTATTAATACGTCCTAAACGTAGTACACTAGGTTCACGAAAGCAAGTACGTCTTGAACGTAAATTTACCTTTCGCAATTACGAACCAGCTGTAGCAACTGATGTATTGCCACAAGGATATCCTGCTGGCCCATACAAAGAACCACATTACACTGGTATTCCTATTATGGCAAGTAATATGGATGGTGTTGGTACATTTGAAATGGCAGACACTTTGGCCAGCCAACAGATTTTTACATGTCTTGTAAAAACATACTCAGCAGAGCAACTTGTAGAATATTTTAATAGTGCAAATCCAGGGCGTACAGCCAATGTTGCTATGAGTATTGGTACAAGTGATACTGACTTTTATAAGTTAATTAATGTTCAGAAAGCTGCTGGAGGTAATTTAAAATACGTATGTATGGATATTGCAAATGGTTATAGTGATCATTTTGCAGCAAGAGTACGTACAGTACGTGACCAGTTTCCAGAACTGGTAATTATAGCAGGTAACGTAGTTACCGGAGAAATGACGGAGGAATTGATTCTTGCAGGAGCTGATATTATTAAAGTGGGCATTGGTCCCGGGTCTGTTTGCACTACTAGGATTCAAACTGGTGTGGGATATCCGCAATTATCTGCGGTCATCGAATGCGCTGATGCAGCACACGGACTTGGTGGTCACATTATTGCTGACGGTGGGTGTACTTGCCCTGGAGATGTCGCTAAAGCCTTTGCAGCCGGCGCAGATTTTGTTATGCTTGGTGGTATGCTTGCTGGGCACAATGAAGGCGGTGGTGAAGTAATTAAAAGATATTACGAAACAGATGAATTAGAATACGAAGTTGGTGATCATTTAAGTAACCATAAACGTAAAGTAAAAGAAAAACGTTATGTGCAGTTCTACGGCATGAGTAGTGAAAGTGCAAACGATAAGCATTTTGGTGGATTAAAAAACTATCGTTCAAGTGAGGGTCGTACAGTGTTAGTGCCTTATCGAGGAGAAGTTGAAAACACAATACAGAATATCCTAGGAGGCATTCGCTCAACATGCACATATGCAGGTGCATTGAAGCTGAAACAACTTAGCAAATGTACAACGTTTGTAAGATGTACACAAACACATAATCCAGTTTACGAATCATCAACGATTGGCAATTAATAAGATAAATAGAAGTATGATAGATAAAGATTTTATATTAAAAGCTATGCACCAAAGTCGCAAAGCACAACGCAACTGGTCAGACAAAAAAGTGGACCAAGAGACTATTGATTTTTTAACAGAAATAGCAGTCAACGCACCGAGCAAACAAAATGAGGTTGATTTTAATCTCACAGTAATTACAAACGAAGATATGCTTAAAGAACATGCAGCGAGATTTACATGGGGGTATCATTGGAAAAAAACAAATAGTGCAATGCACAACACACAAGTTCATGCACCATGTATCTTTATCTACGGTAAAACACCACCGGAAGATTTACATAAAGATATTTGGGCAGCAGACGAATCTGGTCCTGGCATTAATGAATTATTTGATGAAGAATTTGGAAAGACCCAACAAAAATCAGTAGGCATTAGCTCAGGACAAATGGTTCTAGCAGCAAATATGATGGGACTACGCACTGGATATAGTCAAAATACTATGCATAATGGTGATGCTAATCCAGATGAATGGAGAAAATGGCTAGGGTATGAAGATATTCCTCGCTATGAGCCAATTATTGTCGTGGGGGTTGGATATCCAGATGAAAGTCTGGCATGGTACCAAACAAGAGATCTAGAATATCTTGTAGCCCACGAAGACGAAACAAACTTAGATACAAAGCCGTACTTGGATATAAAAAGTGAAGATATAAGAACTTTTCCTATCGACGATGTATTTGATTTTGGGCCTAAGAGTGCAAAACGTGACGGCACTCCTATACCTAAGAATGTAAAGGTAAAAAGGTTCTTTTAGTCACTAACAACTGAGACGCCTAAAGGGTCTCAATACTAATCTTGCTTAAAAGGAGATAAATTATGACAAGACTAACAACACTCGACCTGAATAAACTTACACCATATGCTGTAGGTTTTGATAAAATTTTTGAAGATATGTTCCGTTATGTAGACGGTAATGCGGCAAGCACAGGTTATCCGCCTTATAATATCCGCCAAGAAGGCAACAACTTCCAAATTGAAATTGCACTAGCAGGTGTTCGTAAAGAAGACCTAGACATTACAACAGAAAACGGTCAACTTACAATTGCGCACAGCCCAGAAGAAATTGATACAGAATCAACCAAATGGCTTCACAAAGGTATTGCACAACGTAAATTCCGTAGAGTATGGACACTATCTGATGATGTGGTAGTAAATGGTGCGCAAATGGAAAACGGAATGCTTTATATTGAACTAGAGCGTATCGTACCAGAAGAGAAGCAGCCTCGAGCAATCGAAATCAAGTAAAATTAATTTAGACAGTGGCACTTAATGTCACTGTCTTTTCACGAGTAATAGGTATGCAATAGGTATGCAGTAGATGCATATCGTTTTTTACGGTCGTGCAGTCGTGATCTTGTGATTTGCGCTATAAATAGATTTGTAAACAAAGCGACCTCAGCTTAGAAAAAATGAGTGGCACTTGGAAAGACAAGCGGATAACTCATCCGTAAAAAGAGCGGCGCCGTGGATAGACACGGGGTATTGCTATTCCTCAAGCATCCGAACAAATGGAGAAATAAAATGACACTAAACGTATTTGGTGCCTTCACAAGTCTTTTTGGCGGCGGCAAGATGTCTTCCGGTTATAGAAAAGATTTACTTACATGGGCAAAAACAGAATATGCAAACGATTGGCAGTTTGCTTACAACTATATGTTGGAAAATAATGGGCAGGCGCCTACTAGACACACACAAGGAATAAACGAATGATTAACAGTATTATCACATCACTAATTAACTTTAATAGAAATAGAGAGTACAGAGCAGCTGTTCGTACTACTATCAAAGAACTTAATAAATTAACCAATCATGAATTAAATGATATTGGTATTGCACGTGGCGACATTTGGCATGTTGCACATAGTTCGTATAAGAAACCAGAGCCAGTTAAACTAGTTGATCAAGTAGTAATTGAAACTAATGCTAATCTAAGAGGTTTTGTATAATGGGTACGCTAGTAATGAAAAGAACATCTAATTTAGGTAAGACACTGAGTAGAGGCCTAGTAGCATTTGCAATGGGTGCATGGGCAATTGGTGAATCAGCAGGCAGAGCAAGAGCAGCTGAAGCACTATGGAGAGAAGGCTACCACGAAGAAGCAAAACGTTTAATGACAAGGATTGATTAATGTTTAAGAAATTTATTAAAGCAATGGAATACAGAAGTTATTGTATGGCAATCAGAGAACTAAGAAACAGAGGCTATTATAAAAAAGCTGATGAGATTTCAGAGTTCAAACACAAAATGTATCCGAGTTACTAATGATAGATCCAGATCATACATACTTTAAAAAACCAGTCCCAAAGAAAAAGGGCGGCAAATAAAAAGGATTTGAAATAGAAATGTTAAGAATTAAAAACGTAGTAGATAGAATTCCAGAATTTTGTATGAGCCATTGGCTTTTAAGAATACCTTTAGCTATTGTATTCCTTCAACAAGGATTAAGCAAATTACCATTCAGTGCAGATGATGCGGCATCTATGGAACTACCAGCACTTGTTTGGTGGTTTGTGGTGTACGGTGAAATAGGCGCAGGTATTGGATTGCTTGTGGGCGGTGCAGTAATTATTAAAAAAATAAAAGAACTACAAGACTTGATAACAAGATTTTCAGGTATTACAATTTGTAGTATTATGACAGGTGTAATATGGGTAGGCCAACCTGACAGTTTTATGGATGTTATTTTATATGATAACCTACATGTACTGTTATGGGTAGGTGGAATGTATTTTGCACTACGAGGAAATAGAAATTGAGTAAAGTAAAGAAAGATGCGCAAAAGCAAGCTGAAGTAGCGTTTGATGGTTTTATTTTATGGAGCAAGCGCACAACATATGCAGCAGTAGTATTTTTGCTTATCGTTGCAAGTTGTAACTTTGGAGTAGAAGATGATACTTATCCAGGTTATAACGGAGAACAATATAGTCCAACTAATTTAAACTAGCACCTAGGTGCTAGTTTTTATCATTAAGTACATACATAAATAGTAGTATGAGTAAAATAGCATTATTGTCTAGCTTTGTTACTAATGTACAACTGTCTAACAAACAACAAGCAAAATATGATATTCTTAAAAAATATCAAAAAGAATCTAGTATACAAAAAATAATCGAGATTGCTTATAATCCTTGGTTAAATTTTGGCATGCAAGAGTTTGAACCTAAACACATGGGCAAAAAATTCGGTATGGGTCTCCCTAGGTTTATGCATATAATAGAAGATATAATATCAAAAAAGTTTGATAAAAAAGAAGCTGAGTTTGCATGTAGAATGGCATTTATGCATATGAATGACATGGATGCACCTGTATTCCTATTACTATTAAATCAAACTATGGCAGAAACTTTGGGACTAGAAATTAGTACAATTAACAAAGTATGGCCAGGACTAATTACATCCTATCCTATTAGATATGCAACAGTGGGGACTGTGGATAATTATGATAAATTTCCTGCAGCAGTACAACCTGTTAGTAGAGGGTTAAGAGTTAATATAATTGTAAATGATGAAAAGGTCTCCTATAGATTAAAATCAGGAGAAGAAATAGAAAATTTTACAATACATAATGACGATTTTATTAAGCTATCGCAAGGACAAAATACAATGTATGATGGTCATGCAGTGGTGATTGATGAAAAAAATAATGTAGTAAGTACAGAAAATCAAGAAGTGCTGGATAGTGATCCAAGCAATGTAAGATTTATGCTATGGGATGCAGTAAGATATGATGGCTTTGTACTTGGCAAAGATTCAAGAATAGGGTATAACTGGAGATACAATGGTATAGAGCATATGATGATGTTAGCCTTGGATAAGGTAGAAAATCCTTGCTATGATCTTGTTAGAGCTGAACTAGTAGGAAGTCAAGAACAACTGGATAGTACAGTGTCTAAGCATAAGCAGGGCTGTGTAATTAAATGTCTAGAAGGTACTTGGAGCCAAGGCCAAACAGAAGATGAAATTATTTATTTTCATCAACCCTAGCAGTATATTTGGACATGTTATGGTCATATAATGCATCAAATAATTCTAGTTTAGCAACACATCTAAGTCTACTTTTAATTCTATCTTTAAAGCGAGCCCATGCTCCTACATTTATCATTACCTTGCCACTATATGAGAAGTAATGTACCTCTCCTACGTGTTCATAATAAAAATCAGTAGGTACTCGACATACTATATCATTATTATTAACAAATCTATATGCATCAATATTTTCAAATTGTTTTGCCCAAATTTTATCACCAACTCTAGGACTTCCGAAAGTATATAGTTTTGCATCTATATCTCTGCTATGAAGTCTAGCGGCAAAGATAGATGCCATTGCTGCACCTAGGCTATGTCCTGTACAAATAACAGTTTTATCTTTTTTGCTAGGCATCCATTCTAAAATTAAATCTTCAATTTTATTAAGTTCGTCTTTAAATCCACCATGTACTTTACCACGTGTTTCACTAAAACTTGGCCATGCTTTCAAATCTGCAATTATATCACTTAATTGTGTTGGCTCTGTTCCTCTGAATACAATAACAATTTCACCAGTTTTGGTTTCCATTCCATATGCTTGGGCACCTCCTCTACTAAAAAACTTTAAGCTCTTTAAGATGTAGCCATGTTTTATTAAATTATCTTTAAACTGTTGTAAGTCTCCGTAAGCCCAATCGCTTAAACGAGAGCAACGTAGCGCCATTTGCATATCAATCATTTTATTTTTCTTTCTTTATTATTATTTGTTCAAGTCTGTGTGTTGGAATTCTTGTGTTTTCTATATAACGCCAAACTTTTCCTCTACCGTTATCTATCTCAAATACAGTTTCTCTATAGCCTATGCTTATAATTACTGCTGATTCTCCATCTAAAAAGACAGTGTCTCCAGGTTCAAATCCAGGCTTCATTTTCCATTTTAAACTAGCCACAACACTTGTCATAAAGTCTTTAAGCCAGAGTCCAATAATCCCTGCAACCAGTAATATAATAATAGGTTGCACAGATACTACTAAATTTTCTGCAATTGCTTGTGTTTCCATGTTAGTATTTATTTAAGTATAAATATTTTTGGAGGTTTTATATAATGAAAATAGCAATATGTATATCAGGACAAACACGTACATTTAATCAGAACAGAGATACAGAGGGGGATGATCTAAAAGAATTTTTAGAACATTTAAAGCATTATAATGTTGACTTATATGGCGTACATTGGAAAAGCTGCAGACCTGTAGATAGATCTAAATTTGATTATAAAAAAATTAAAGTTATTGATCATGATGATGTTAGAAAATGGGTAGCAGAAGATTTTATGAATAGATGCTTTAGAACAATGGAAGGTGAGATAAGAATTACCAATCCTGACTTTGTGGAAGAAGGTCTAAATTATTCTGTAAGATCATATTCACAACATTGGTCTGCTTTTGAATGTTATAATTTAATAGATGATCCACATGAATATGATTGGATAATAAGATGGAGATGGGACAATAATTTAGTTAACAAAGATAAAGAGTTTCTTTGTGAAAGATGGCATGAAAAACTTGATCAATATATGACAAGAATATTTGATCATACAACATACGATGATAAATTTACACTAACACAGGGTGAAGTCAAATGGAATGCTAATATGAATATAATTGAATTTGACGATATATTTTTTATGCACAACAGTAAAGCACTAGAGCAACTACAAAAAACTCCCTTTCCTATTTTATTAGAACGTTGTATAGATCATCATGCAGGAAATAATCATATGAGAGATCATTCATTATGGAACGATGTATTTCAAAGAACAGATATAGGAAATATATTGGTTGGTTTGCCGCACATTGTTAACATTGCTAGACGTGGCAACTTTTCAAAACAAAATACTACTACTGGAGTATAATTAAACACTGTTTAAATCTCCTTAAAAGTGTACTTAAATATTAGTGTAAGCACAAACATAAGGAGAGTTTTAAAATGATAGATCCAATCAGCGCCATCGGTCTGGCGACTGCCGCATTTAATACAGTAAAGCAGGCTATTAATGCAGGCAAAGAAGTCGCAGATATGGGCAAGTCTTTAGGACAATTTGCATCAGCCATGAGTGATTTGGACTTTGCACATGCAAAGGCTGAAAATCCACCAATGTTTAAAAAGATTTTTGGAGCAAGTCAAATAGAACAAAACGCTCTGGAAATCTGGGGACATAAACAAAAAGCAAAAGAAATGCGTGAAGAACTACGCAACTATATCAGTACATTTTATGGTCCAAGTGCATGGAAAGAAATTGTTGCAATTGAAGCAAAGATGCGTAAACAAAGAAGAGAGCAAGAGTATGCTAAAATTGAACGTCAAGAAACTATTATGGCTTGGATTGTAGGACTTATAACTTTTTTGATAGGCGGCGGAGTATTGTTCTTTATCATATGGCTAGTAACAACGGGGAGATAGCAACATGTTGTGGATATTAATTTGGTTAGCAATAACACCTGCTGGTGATATGCAATATTATCATGTAGGAACATATTTAACAGTAGAAGACTGTGGTAAAGAACTTAGCAAAGCACACATATTGGTAAAAAATAAAGGCCAAGGGATAGATTGTATTCCTATTGAATTAGATGAGTCATATATAAAATTAACTCCTTCTAAATAAAGTTCTTGACACATAAATGTATATATGTTATAAATAATGATGTTAACGTTGAAGTAACGTGGACACATACTGGACCTCGGGGCAGTACCGAGCAGCTCCACCATAAGCACATTTGCTGAATGTTTTTATGATGGGGCTGAACTAGGATCGACAGGTGTGAAAGTGAAGTGGAGTTAACCGGGTAACAGCGTAATAGGTTAAATTTTATAATTGCAAATAACAATTATGCGCCAGCAATGGCATTAGCAGCCTAATTTAGGTATGCAAGGGTGGGTACTACCTGGTAACAGAAGTGCCAGTTTTCGATAAAATAATAATAATTAGAGGCAACGAGCAGTTTGTTGCTACGAAGACAACATGAACGACGAAGAAGAAGGAACTCAAAATGAGACTAACGACAACGGCCCTAGCGGCTTTTTTTATGGCTTCTACAGCCATGGCGGGACAATTTGACCTTGGCGGAGAGCTAAATGCAGAACGTAACGTAGACCAATCAATTACTACCGCGAAGGTAACACCAGAATTAACATGGACTCAGGATCAGCTAGAGCTATCAGCTTCATCTATCCTAAACCTATACAATGATGGTTTTGTAATTAGTGATACACTAGATGTACTACCAACTATTGACTTAGGTGCAGAGTATGATCTAACTGACACATTAGAACTATATGGTACAGTTTCATATGACCTAGAAGCGGAAGCTCGTGGTGATGTGAAAGTTGGTGTAACTTACAGCTTCTAAACAGAATAATTATAGCGGAAGGAAACTTCCGCTATTTTTCTGAAAAGTAATCCTCAATAAGATTTTGTTTACGTACCCAACCTAACATATGATGATTGTTATGTATCCACTTATTACTGCTCACTAAATTTAATTGAACATTTGGAAGTGTTTCATCAATATTTCTAATATGTGAGGAAATTAAAAAGTCTCCCCTAACACCATTGATATTAAAATCTATGTCTGGATTAAATTTTGCAATTGAATTGATATTGCATTGGTGTGTTAGAAAATTATCTTGATAAAGAACAGCTCTTATATACATTATAAAATTTATATCCATAAGACACTTTGTACTAACACATCCATCTATTTCTAAATAATCCCATAATTCTACAGCGTCTAAAAAAGTCACAGGCGACGACACAAATACCTTTTTGGCACTTAAATATTCTGCAAGTATACAAGAACTGTGTCCTGCCTTACAATCGCTTACTACATAGTATTCTGTATCAGGATATTTTTCTTTAACAAAATCTGCCATCTTTTGTAAACTATCTAAATCCCCATTATTAACTCCTTTGTAAAAGCTACTTGGCTCTAATATTGGATTAGGATAACTTCTAGTTTCATCTTCAAAGAAACTAATGTAGTTATAATCTTCATTTTTAGTTAGATAATGATATTCAGGATGCCTATAATTTTCTAGACTCGTGTTATTGTAAAGGCTATATGCCCAATGTCCTCTGTGGCTTAAAACAACTATAGTTTTATTGCTATTATTATCCTTTGAAAGGACATCGCCTTTATAATATTGTTTTAAATCTGGTTGTTTCTCGTAAAACTCTTTCTCATCAAAGTAGTCTTTTAAGTTTGCTAGTTCATCGAATTTGTCTATACTGTGCATAAAATATTTGTGTGCAAATGATTCTGTATCTACGCCTATAAGTGCCTGTAGGCATCTTATTTCGTATAATCTTCTAGCATCATCTAAATTATCTAAGTACCAAGTTTTGCTCAGTAGCTCTTTACAGTATGGAGTTTCTTCTCCGTCTAGTCTAAATTGTATTGGAAATTTTTGCATATAAATATTTATATGGACAAAATCAAGTTGGCGAAAAATAGACGTAATCTACCTGCTTTTAAATCTTATGGCTTTATAGAGGATGGGCAAATTGCTAAAATTAAGGCATTCTCTTTATTTGCAATGGAACACCTGGGAGATGAAAGTGGTGTTACAAAAGATCTAAGAGCTGAAAGTGGAATACAATTGAATAGTGATTTTAAAATTACACACTATTTGCTGCAAGGAAGCCAACCAAACCCATCAAGTAGTATTGATTTTAATATTACAAAATATAATATGCAATCTGTTGTAGACAATTTACAAGATGTGCTGGGTAGTCATGTTTATAATCTCAAATTAGCTATAATGAATCCAAACGGTATGATTGACTTTCATATTGATGACCCAGTTAAAGAACGATTTACTTGTGTAATACAAGGCTCACAGGAAATTGTAGTAAAATCTAGAAAAGATCTACATGCTTATATACCTAAGATAGGGGAAGTAGTATTTTTGAATACTAGTTGGCCGCATGCTGTATATAGTACAAGCGATGCAACCAGACTTGCATTAGTTGGGTGTTATGATTTAGCTAGGTAAATTATCTGTAAGATACTGCCATACTTCTTTCAAATTAGCAAGCTCTGCATTATCAAAATCAGGTAAGTCCATGCCATCAAATCTATCTTCTAACTCTAATAATAGTTCTATACTATCTATACTGTCTAGACCAAAGTCTGCTATTTGTTTACCTGCATGTACATCATCATAAGATATTTCTACATCCTGTAGATCTTTTATGACGTCAATTATTGTTTGTGTTACGATATCCATTTTAACTCCTAATATCCGAATTCATTTGCTTTTACATCTTCAAAGAACGGAGCGCACATCCAGTCCTCTGTAATACGGCCACGTCTTATACTACCAGGGTCTGGCATGCCGCCTATATCATCTTCATCAACAATCCAATTAGTAATTTTAACCCATGCTCCACGTAGCATAGTTTTGCCAACTCCATCTAACGGAAAAACACAAGTATTTGGTTCGTGATTAAGTGGATTGCGTCCTGATTTTTTATATTCATGAATAAAATCTTCGCTAATACCAAAACCGTCAGCACATATTTTAATCAGTTCATCCATAGTAAATGAGTTAACTGCCTCATCCATATGTCGTCCAATTTGTCCTACATTTTTGATTCTTATAAGTGTATTTTTAACATCATGTGTTTCAAATAATAACTTACTTAGTCTAGCTGGAGCATCTTCATTAATACCCTTAACAATAATTGTACCAGTCTCTATATTTAAACCACTATTGATAATGTTTCCTACAGCTTTTAATTTTTTGGTACTGCAACGCATTTCATCAATCTCTTGATACCAATCATCGTTATCTACACCATTTAAACTAATGTACACTGTGTCTAGACCAGCCTCTTTGAGTATATCTACATATCTCTGATGACTAAATCTTAGTCCGTTAGTTAGTAGTCCGTGGCGATGTCCACGTTCTTTTAAGGCACGAATGTAGTCAGGTAATTGTTTGTTCATTGTTGGTTCTGCTCCAATAAGCCTAATCATTGTCCTTCTAGGTAGACGATCAATAAATTCTACAAATTTATTAAAGTCCATATCTGGAATATCTCTGTTAGGTATATAGCAATTTTTACATGTCATATTACATTTGTGTGTAATGTCTGCGACTAAGAACATGAATGGATTTTCTTCTGGTTGGTACTTTGTATATTTCATATCACTATTTATAATAGTTGTTTATGTCTATAATAGTACGCTACATACTAATATAAATTCTTGACAATAGAAGTTAGAAGTGTTACTATCATTAAACTAGAGGAGCAGAAAAATGATTACCAGTAGAGAAGTTTTAGAGATTATTAACAAACAAATAGCCAAAGAAACACCTGATGCTCAAAGGGCATTAAGTAGGGTTATTGAAAAAATAGAAGTATTGGAAGACATTAGTCTAGCGACAAGAGTTCGTGGAAATTATCAACATGTTGATAAGAAAGCACGTGAGGAGGCTGATAAATTTTTTAGCAAATAATGCTTGACATCCCCTGACAAATAAAGTACATTATATATAGTTAAACAACGGAGTTAAATATGCTCAGTCTTAAAGACTATGAAATGTTGGACAAATCACAAACGGATTCGGGCAAACAAGCCCTTATCCAGTGTGGTGATTATACACTCAGTGTAATCAACGGTCCAGGAGCCTATGGCGGCAGCCAAGGCAAGTATGAAATTGCTATTTTTAATAGCCAAGGTATTATGACAAAACTTCCAGGTATCCATGATGATTATCAAGATAAATACTGTGACGATGTTATTGGATACCTCAGCGAGTCTGACGTAGACTTAATTATCCTTAAATTATACTATGCAAGCGGTGGCGTGCATCCGTACCAAGTTAAACAACTAGCGGAAGCAACTGCCTAATGGTTATTGATCGAAACGATATAGATGCATTTGTAGAGCTTGACGTTATGGCTCTTACTAATCATATCGAAGTATTAACCAAAGAGATTGAAGAACTTAAAAGCAGATTTGCTCCACATGATACTGGACATCTGCGTACAACTGTTAGTGTACTAACTGAAAGAATACTAGAGTTGGAACAACAAATTAGGAGGTTGTTAGAACTTTAATCTTCACTTAGCTCAGCTGGATAGAGCAACTGCCTTCTAAGCAGTAGGTCATAGGTTCGAATCCTATAGTGAAGGCCAATTCGCTCGCATGGTGGAATAGGTAGACACAAGAGACTTAAAATCTCTCGCTAGTGATAGCGTCCCGGTTCGAGTCCGGGTGCGAGCACCAAAATAACAATTTAGAAAGGTAAAAATATTATGAATAATACACCTAAGCCAATTGGTTGGGCAACAACTATCTCGTCATTAATTAAAATACCACGTGAAATGTGGGACAGTGTAATGACAGTAGAAAAATCACCACTACGTAATTTAGACCCTATGGTAGGGCATATGATTTTTCAATGTTTGTTTTTTATTTGGAGTGGTATTTTTGCATTAATGGTAGGTAGTTTTATGGCCTTTGGTATTAGTGCAACATTTCATGTGTTGTTGATTTCAGCAATTACAATTACAGTGGTAACTTTCCGTCAAGCGGAACGCAATCCAGAGTCCTTGAACACACTATTAAAATCAGGACGAAAATATAATGGCCGTGCTAATAACGGCGAACACGAGTAAACAAGAATATAGGGACTGTAGCTTAGTTGGTTAAAGCCCCCCGCTCATAACGGGTTGACCGTAGGTTCGAGTCCTACCGGTCCCACCAAATAAAAGGAGAACTAGATGAGTAAAGTAGGAACAAAAGTACCAGATTGTACTTTTAGGATTCGTGTTAGAGACGAATCTATTGGCGGAGATAATCCTTTCCGTTGGGAAGATAAAACTACATCAGACTATTTTGCTGGTAAGCGTGTAGTAGTATTTTCACTACCAGGTGCATTTACACCAACGTGCAGTACATATCAATTACCTGGATTCGAAAACAATGCACAAGAATTTTACGACAAAGATATTGACGATATCTATTGCGTGAGTGTAAATGATTCATTTGTTATGAACAAATGGGCGGCAGATCAAGGACTTGAAAATGTTAAAGTTCTGCCAGATGGAAACGGAGAGTTTACAGAAGGATTAGACATGCTATCATGTTTTACTGCTCGTGGTTTTGGATGCCGTAGTTGGCGTTATGCTATGATTGTAGATGATGGTTTAATTATGCAATTCTTTGAAGAACCAGGGCGTATGAAATGTGCATTTGATAATGATCCAGAGCGTGATACTGACCCATATACTGTAACTGATCCAGAGTACATTTTGAAGCAATTTTAGGTACTATTATGCTACATAAAATATCAGATATGATTTATCTTGTAGAAATCATGCATAAAAAGGCTCAACAGCTACATTCTATTAAATACGGGGGATATGTAAAAACACAAGAACGTGATGATCATGTCGACAATTTAATTAACGAAATTCAATCAATGGCTCATAAAATCTCAACAGATACAGAGCCATATACGAAGGGAGAATAAAATGTTTAATTGGATAAAAAGTAGAAGCGGAGAACGTACATCTTGGGATGGCGTAGCTCTTATTGCAATGGGTGTAATAGCACTTATGTTTCAAGGACTAATGGTATGGGCTGCATATGCAGCTATTGCATACGGTCTGTGGACATTCTGGAAATCAGAATAAGCTATACCTATGGAGATAGTTCACAAGCATATCATTTTGCGAATTGAAGCAAATGATCCACCTAATGAACATGATCTCAAAGAGTGGATGAAAACATTAGTAGATAAGATTGGCATGAAGATTCTTGCTGGTCCTATTAGTGCTGACATCACTACAATAAAGGGCAACAAAGGCCCAACATGTGCGGTGGTTATTGAAACATCGCACATGGCATGCCATGTATGGAACGAACCAGATCCAGCATTAATACAATTAGATGTATATACATGTGGACCTTTTGACCCCAACGCTGTTATAGAACATATAAAAGCATGGGATCCAGTAAAGGTAGAATACAAATACTTAGACCGAGAATTTGGACTAAACGAAATTTCTATTGACAAATAATAAAATTTACGCTAAACTGTAAGGATAATCAATTTACTACGGAGCGTAAAATGCAAACATATGAAATAGATGGTCTAACTTATATGCAAATCGTAATGTTAGAGCATATGCAAGAATTACAATCTCAAAAAGAATGTTCAGATTTTATTGCTAGTCTAAATCCAGAACAACTCAAAATGGCTAAATGCTTGCAAACGCTACTAAAACAAATATACTCAGAAGTAGAAGAGAATTTGGAGGCGGCACAATGACTATGCATTTAGTTGGTCCTTATATGACCACAACAAAATATAATCGTAAACAGAAAAAACCTAATGCTAAAGTAGCAAAAGCACAAGCCGAACATGAAAAATGGTTACGCAAACAAGGTGTGCATCCTGACCAAATAGCTGCAAGGAAAGCAAAACGTGGTGATATCAAGACATTAGATATTCCTGATTATGCAGAGAACCGTCCAAATTTGCCTACAAGCGATAAAGTATGCGGACATGGTCCTGCTCGTGAAGGCAACACATACAGTGGTGAACGCCAGTTACTTGGTATCGCTACAATGCACAAATCAAACATGGTACCTATCTTTGCTGATAAAAAAGAAGATGCAAAAGATATTGCAAGTATGAGACGATAATGAAAAAAAAGTATGCAGTAAAAATAAATCTCTCAGTAGATGACTGGATCTATGTTACACAAGATAGTGGCATAGGTGGTGGCAACTGTTGGGATTTAGATCCTGTGTTGTTTGAATCAGAAAACGAAGCTGAAAGCTATGCTGAAATATGGCGAAAAAAATATAATGGTGGCCGCTATGTACAGGTTGTTCAATATGAAGCAGAAAATTATGTATAAATATTCAAAATAAATGTTGACATACTATGTCATGGTGTGCTATATTCATATAGTAAACACAAAGCATAAGAGGAATAAATGATTAATAAAAAACTAAAGAATGAAGAAGAAGAATTAGAAGCCAAAGAGATAAGTGATGCTGTAAAAGAATACTTAGCTAATGGTGGTAAGATTACACAATGCGCCCCCAATGCACGAACAGAAGACTTACAAGTTGGACAATGGGGACGTAGGAAAGCAAAGCCAAAGGCTAAGAAAAAATGAACCAATCCATGCTTGTGCCTACTAGTCAAGGCGATGTAGAAATTAATATTCAAGGAAAACGTAGGGTACTTGTAAAGTTATCAGGCGGAGCAGATAGTGCAATTTTATTATTCATGCTTGCAAAATATAGAACAGAATATAATCCGGATATTGAGTTTATTATTACAAGTTCTAATCATGCAGGAAGACCTTATCAATTTGAGTTTGCTCAAAAAGTTATGGAAGTAGTTGAACGTCATTATAGTTTAGGTAATTATGAACATGTAAAGAATGATAATAGGGGTGGTGAACATTACGATGTAGACATGGAGGTAATGAATCTTCCATTACTTGAAGATGAACATACTATACAATTTATGGGCATAACAGCCAATCCTAGTGTAGAAGAACTTCAAGAATATGAAGATACCCCAGAAGGCTATGAGGATATGGTAGAGCACCGTCCACCAGAAAGAGATTTAGATTTTGCTGATCGCTATCCTGTTAAAGAGATAGAATTTGAACCAGGTGTATTTAGGTTTAACAGACCGTTTACATTAATTAATAAAAAGGCAGTAGCTGAAATATACGACTACTATAATATGCGAGAAGAATTATTTCCAATCACTCGTAGTTGTGAACATACTACAATGGACTTTACTAAGCATTGTGGAGATTGTTGGTTCTGCCATGAAAGACGATTTGGTTTTGGACACTTTGATCCATTACTAGGAATTTAAAGAGGTACAACGGTTAGACTCCCTTATGTTTGTGCAACTTACACCGAAACCCACAGTGTACTAACCGTGCTGTGGGTTTCACCTTTCTTAAAAAATATAAAAAAAAAGGCTTGACAACCAATGCACTTTGCTTTATAGTATAAGAGTAAGTTAAATAATAAGGATTAAAAAATGAAAAATATTACTAAAAAAGACAAAGTCATACTCACAGACTGTGACGGTGTTGTGCTTGATTGGGAACTAGCTTTCCAAGAATGGATGACAGAGCAAGGTATGACAGCCGTAAAGCCTGGTGTATATGATATTGGTGAACTTTATGGAATCACTAAAGCTGAAGGCAAAGCATTTGTTAAACAGTTTAATGATAGTGCCTGGGTTGGCTTTCTTCCTGCAATGCGGGATGCACGTAGCGGTGTTGCAAAACTTGTAGAACATGGTTATACATTCATTGCTATTACAAGTTTGTCGTTAGACAAAAAAGCTCAAATGCTACGGGTTAGTAACCTAAAGAACTTGTTTGGACAGAATGTTTTTAATGAAGTTGTATGCTTGGATACAGGTGCTGATAAAGATGAGGAACTTGTCAAGTATGACGGTACTGGTTTGTATTGGATCGAAGACAAAGTAGAAAACGCAGAGTGTGGTCTCAAGTATGGCTTGACATCAATTCTCATTGCTCATGAACATAATAAAGATCATGCAGATGGAATTACTCGGTTAGACGATTGGGCGGCAATTGCCGAACACATTATTAACAGTTAAGCAGGCAAACTCTTTAAGTCACTGTTTTAAATATCTTCGTCACCGTATATGTCTAATACTTCACTTACAGCAGGATGTCTTTCGACATCTCTCTTGCTGAATTCAACGACTCCAATCATGCTACTTCTTTTACTTTTTAGCAAATTACAGAAGTCCTTGAGTCCATTGTTCTCATAACCTCTATCATGTTGTGCAAGGTCTCCTGTCACAACAATTTTACTATTCTCACCAATACGTGTAAGTAGCATTTTCATTTGACTAGGTGTGGCGTTTTGCATTTCATCTGCAATAATCCACGCATTTTTAAATGTACGTCCACGCATGTAGGCTAATGGTGCAATTTCAATAACATTGTCACCAACCATAAATTCAATTTGCTGTGGTGACCAATATTCCTCCATTACATCAAATATTGGTCTTGTCCATGGTGCCATTTTTTCTACTAGAGTTCCTGGCAGGAAACCATGTTGTTCATCAACGCTGACTGCGGGTCTTGTTATAACCAGTTTATCACATTGTCCCGTTTTTAGTGCATTAATTGCCGCTAAAACTCCTAGCATTGTTTTACCTGTACCTGCAGGTCCCATTGCAAATGCAATGTTGATGTTATCGTTTTCAAGAAGATCGAGATATTCTTCTTGAGCAATGCTTTTGGGTATGATTTGTACGTGTTTATCACGTCTTTTATAATTTTTTACTGAAATGACATCGCTTTGTTCTTGTTGATGCCTTTGTTTTTTTGTTGTTTGAGCTCTTTTAGCCATGTTTACTCCTATTCATAGGTTGTTATTCTTGTTAGACTGTTTGCCTGCTCGTATGTATTTACTAAAGAATAACTGCTATTAACTACACATACATAAAATGTATAAATAATACTATAAGGAAAAGTCAAATGGATCAAAATTATATTTTAGATACTCTAAAACAAAATATTAGTAAAAAAAGTGCATTGGACACTTTAATGGATATGGAGCGAGTATTAGACAATCTTAACATCTATGCTTACAAAAATTGGATAGAAGGCGAAATTGTAGAAGGACCACATATAGATAGATATTGGGTAACAGTAACTCTTATGTACCCTCAAAAACTTATGCCAGATCCTGAAGGTGCAGAGAGACTTCTTAAGAATAATTGCAAAGTTTACTATGCAAAAGACATTTTAGTAAGTGCCGCAAAATTAATGACTCCTGATGATAGTGATACTCGAGACGGTGCAGATGGTATGAGACCAGGCCAAGCACGTGCAAAGAGAGTTGAAACTCCAGTATGGTTAGTAACAATAGAACTACCACGTAAGTTTATGGACGGGTATGCAGATGCAGCTGTTGGTGTTGAGAGACAAGATGTAGACAGTGATGCAGTAACAAAAGCATATGACCAAGGTTTAACAGACGAGGAAAATATTCAAGATGCTGAATGAAGGAATACAAAATAACGATCTCAATAGTCTTATCACAGACACAATTAGTATAGATCAATTTAAAAGTAAAATTGGTTCTGATGAAAATGTTGTTGTGGTTGCATTCGAGGTAATGGATAAAGACCCTGCTAAAGATTTAAGTATGTTTTTAGAAACAGGACATGATTTCTTAGATGTAGACATCAGCCAAGGACCAAACAAAAATGGAAAATACAATGTATTTGTCGAACTAGACAGAGATAGTAAACTTTTTTTCAATATTGAAAAAATACTTAAAGATGTTGAAAGAGTCGATAACAATTGTTGTGACTTTAAATTTACTAGTTATAAAAACACTACACCTACTCCTTGGAGTAAGGAAAATTTTAGTAGTAGAGTTATAGATAGTAGTTTAGATTATGTAAAAACATATAATAAACAAGCCCAAGAAATTTCAGAACGTATTAAATTCCTAAACGAATATTAATGACCAAAACTTTAATAACACTTGGATGTAGTCTAACTCCATATTTAAACGGACAACCTACGTCATGGGCAAAAAAACTTAAAGAACACTTATGTCCGGATAAACATATACAATTCTCATTTAATGGAGGTGGGAACCAACAGTTACTTGATTATCTTGATCAATATATGTTAACAAATGATTTAAAAAATACCACAATAGCATACCAACTTACTGGAATTACTAGAACCGGTGGTATATATAGTGATGATATTTTATCTAGAAATAATATAACTTTAGATCCAAAAGATATGATGCCTGTTGGAGGCGGACCTGACGGGCGTTGGCAAAAAAATGATTGCTATTTTGGTAGTAAAAAAACTACAGTATGGACTGGCAAATACTACGATTTAAAGACAAATCAAAGACAGACACATGACTCTGATATATTACTAACAAGAGTAGTAAGTAAACTTTGTATGTTATCAGCAGCAGGAGTGAATGTTTTTGTGTTTAGAGGATGGACAGGTGCTCTTGCTGACGATACAGATAGATGGTGGCCAGGCGCATCTGCAAAAAAAACTATTGAACGTTGGACCAAATGTAAAAAAGCATTTGATATGTATGGGGTAGACTATATTGACGAATGTTTAGTTGATTGGTGTAAAGAAAATAATTTAGAATTTCTTGATGATTGGCATCCAAATTTGTCTTCACATAGTCTGTTTTCAGAAAACTTTATTGTGCCAAAGTTTATATAAATACAGTATGGCTAAAGAAGAACCTATCAGTGTAACAGGAATAATTAAAGAGTGTATGCCCGGTGCTACATTTAAAGTAGAACTAGAAAATGGTGTTACTGTATTAGGAATAGTTAGCGGTAAAATCCGTAAAAATAAAATTAAAATCCTTTCAGGAGATAAAGTAGATTTGGAAATGACTCCCTATGATTTAACAAAGGGAAGAATAGTATTTAGGTATAAGTAAATGTTTGCTAAAATTAAAGTATATTTAATCATGTTTGCAGCTTTCGCAGCGTTTGCTGGTGTTGCTTATTGGTATTATATGGACACACAGAAAGCATTACGTACCTATGCAGAAAATCAAGGAAAACTGGAAGGTGCTATTGCAATCCAAGCAGAAGCTAACCAAGCACTTGCAAAAGATTTGCAGAATATGCAAAAAGCATTTAACACACTCACAATAGAATTTGAAGCTGCTCGCAAACAGGTCGAGGATGTAGAAAAATTATTTGGACAAGGTACTGACGGTAGAGATATGTCAGTAGGAGAACGTGCAATTGAAGATCCTGAGTACATTGAAAAAGTGTTAAATAAAGGTACAACAGAGTTGTTTAGATGCTTTGAAATATTAACAGGAGCAGAAGTAGGAGATGAAGATGCACAAGCCAAGTATATTACTTGCGTTAATGCTATCAATGATGGTTCTAACTAGTTGTTCTAGTGTACCCCAATCTATAGCGATAAAATCAGCACCATTGGAAAAACCAAATTTGGAACTTCCAAGTGTAGATAGATTCTCTCAACGTCCATTGAACTGGATTGTACTAACCCCTGATAATGTAGAAGATGTTTTTGAAGAACTGAAGAACGAAAACAAACAAATCGTAGTATTTGCTGTAGACGAAAAAGGTTACGAAGCACTAACTTTAAATGTTACTGACTTATTGAAGCTTGTAAAGCAGCAAAATGCAGTAATAACAGCCTATAAACAATACTATGAAAAAGAACAATAATAACCCTTGGGACATATTAAAAATTCGACCCAATGCAAGTATGCAGGATATAAAGTCTGCCTATAAAACACTTGCAAAAAGATATCATCCAGACAGCGGCGGTACGATAAAGCAATGGCTATCAATTAGTACTGCATACGAGGCTATAATGAACAAAAAGCATGTGCCTGTTGTAAACGCTCCAGATACAAAAATGGTTAATTTAAGCCTTAGTATTCATCAACAAGTACATGGACTAAATGAAATTATATCTGTTGACATTGATGGGGAAGAAGTATATATTAATGTAAGTGTACCTCCAGGAGCCCTCAAAGATGACAAATTTTATATCAGAGACGGCAAGAACAAATATATTATAAACATAAAGGAACTGAGCCACCCAGAATATACAAGACGTGGACTTCATCTAGCTACATATAAAAAGTTAGACTTTATCAATTTATTAAAGAGACGTCCTTTTATTATACTTGGACCAACAGGCAATTACATAGAAGTTGAAATACCATTGGACATAATGAAAGACACAAATATAATTACAGTACTTAATGAAGGACTGTATGACAGAAAAACAAAGAAACGTGGTAATTTGGTAATCCATGTGGATGTTAACATACCAATACTGACAGAAGAAAACTTAGAAAGTTTTATAACAAGGTTAAGAAATGACTGATATTGAACAAATTTTACTTACTGCTATAGATTTGGCTAAAAAATTTAAACATGATTATTTGACTATAGAGCACTTGACAGCAGTGGTGCTTGATGATCCGCAAATAAGAAATATGTGTTTGGAAATTGCGGCGGATCATGAAGGACTACAGGTGGCTCTAGTGCAGTTTCTAGAACATGATTGCAAAGAGCTTGTCACTAATCCTATTGAGGAACCATCTCCTAGAAAAACACAAATGCTAGAGAGAGTATTTAATAGAGCTCTTACACAAGCATTGTTCCAGGGCAAACGTGTAATTAATCAGCTAGACCTGGTGTTAAGTATTTTAAGTGAAGATAAATCTATAAGTGCAAATTTTTGTGATCAAATGGGACTGAGTAAAACAAAAGTTATTAAATGGATGTCAGAGTCTGAAACAGATACAGCAACGGATTTTTATAAGCAACATATTAGTGGATCATATGGACCTAATACTATCCCCCAACAACAGCAACAAACTAAAGTACAAAAAAATAATATAGATGTTATCAAGTCTTTTTGTAAAGATCTAAATGCTGAAAGTCAGGATTTTGACGATGTAATTGGTAGACGTGATGAGCTGGCAGAAGTTGTACAAACACTTGCACGTAAGAAGAAAAGCAATGTAATACTTGCAGGTCCTAGTGGCGTAGGAAAAACTGCAATTGTACAAGGATTAGCGAAACTAGTAGTAGAAGAATCAGTACCAGATACAATTGTGGGAGATACTGTTTATGAATTGGACATGGGCAAATTAGTTGCAGGTACAAAATACAGAGGTGACTTCGAAGAGCGTATGAAACAATTAGCAGAAGCATTGGAAAGTACACCAGACATTATTCTTTTTATTGACGAAATACATACATTAATTGGTGCAGGTAGTAGTAGTGGTAGTATGGATGCAGGTAACATGTTGAAGCCAGCATTAAGTAGTGGTAAGTTAAAAGTTATTGGTGCCACAACAGACGAAGAATATAGGAAAATTATTGAAAAGGAAAGTGCGTTAGCACGAAGGTTTACAAAAGTTACAGTAAATGAGCCTAGTGTTGAAGAGGCAAAGGAAATACTTAATGCAACTTTAGAAACTTATGGCAGTTTCCATGATGTTGACTTTGAAGAAGGTGTATCAGGTCTAGCTGTAGAGTTAAGTAACCAGTATATTTTTAATAAGCAACTGCCTGATAAAGCATTTGATCTTATTGATAGAGCGTGTGCTAAGAATCGTATACAGCCAGCAGAAATGCGGGTAAGTCTAATTACTGAGGATATGATTAAAGAAGAGATTTCAAGCCTTGTGGGTATTCCTATAGAACACTTAGGTAAACAAGATGATCAAAGCTCAAGTACAAAGTATGATAATGTTAAGCAACACTTAATGTCTAAAGTTTTTGGCCAACAGGAAGCAATCGACACAGTAACAGACGCTATCACAGTTTCACTTGCAGGACTTAAAGATCCACAAAAGCCTGTTGCAAGCTATCTATTTACTGGTCCTACTGGTGTAGGTAAAACAGAACTTGCAAAACGACTGTCAGAAAGTATGAAGATGAAACTTATTCGATATGACATGGCAGAATATCAAGAAAGTCATACAGTATCAAAACTAATTGGTTCTCCTCCAGGCTATGTCGGACATGGCGATGGTAAGGCAGGTGACGGGTTGCTTATTAGTAATTTAGAGGACAATCCAAATTGTGTCTTGTTAATGGATGAAGTAGAAAAAGCACATCCAGATCTTATGAGTGTTCTTTTATCCTTGTTAGATGAGGGAACAATTACATCAAGTACAGGTAAAATTGTAAGTGCTAAAAATGCTATCATAGTTATGACAAGTAACCTTGGTGCAAAGGATGCAACTATTAAAAGTATTGGATTTAATGAAGAAACATTTAATCACAGAGCAGTAGAAAGTGCAATTAATAATTTCTTTGCTCCAGAATTTAGAAACAGACTTGATGGCATAGTTAAGTTTAACTCTTTAAGTGAACAAGAGATGCCAAACATTATTGATAAGTTCTTAAAAGAGATTGAAACATATGTACAAGATAGACATGTAGCAATTGAATGGACTTCTAATTTAAAAGAGATGTTAAAAGATAAAGGATTTGACCCTACTATGGGAGCAAGGCCATTAGCACGTTTAATTAATCAAAGAGTAAAACTACCAATGGCAAGGTTTATGCTGGATCATCCTAAAGCATACACCCTTAGAGTAGATTATGATAAAACAAAGGAAGAAGTTTTTATTAGAAATGGATAAAAATATTACATCTCATCCTGCGTGGCGTTTATCACACAAGGGATATTATGGTAAATATGTCGCCAAGATTACATTGGGAGGATTATCTTTTTATGATTTTGGTGGAAATGTAGAACGTCTTACATTGCCTAATTTATTTGATAACCAATATAAAAAAGTTAGACAGTTGGCGCATGCGTTGGGATCTTTTGAATTTAGAGTATATACAAATAGTGAAAAACTTATTAACTACTTAATTGATAGACCAGAATATCAAATTTATATTAAGGAAATATGTACTCCTAAAAATTTAGAGCAAAGGCAGGAATTATTAAAGTTTGATGAAAATGTACTGTACAGAGATAGTTTGTTTTATAAAAAATATAAATTTAGAGTAAAGCCCATAAGTAATTATCTTTACAGACGTAACAAAAGAAGTATGCCTAGTAATGAAATATTACAGGAAGCAGCTGATGTTATACATGATACCTTTACTGATAGCAGAATAGTTTATACAAATGGACGTTTTGATATATCTTATCTAAAAAATAATTCTTGGCCATATCATGTAACTGCCGCACCAAATAGAACTGTAAATTTACCTACATTCTATACAAATGATGAAGCATCTATTATGCTTTACAAATTAAGATACCAATCAGATTTATTATTCGATATAGACAAGGTAGTTTTATTAAGTGAAATATAATCTCCAAATAGCATAAATACTATTATATTAAAGGAGAGAAATATGGCAAAGCTAAATGAAACTATTATGGTTGTCAAAGTGAGTAAACTTATACGTGACTCAGATACTCCTGGTGAGCTTCTAAGCTCTGAAGTTATTAGTCAGCTTGAGGAAGTTATTAAAGAACTTGCTGGCGGTAATGTATTAGTGGAAGTTGGTAAAGATGTCTAACGCAGTTATAGTTTTAACAAATCAAAACGAATTATCATACACCAGTGAAAGTGTCAAAGGTGACGGTTATTATGGTTATGCAGATGGACTGCAAACTATGAGCTTTCATGTTTCCAACTTTACAGGAAAAATTTATTTAGAAGCTACATTAATGGAAACACCTACAGATAGTGACTGGTTCATAATTGAACTAGACCAGGAAACTTCATATCTAGAATTTACAAATCAAACTGCCACAGTAGGCACTACCTTCCAAGGAAACTTTGTTTACCTTAGAGTTAGAGTAGACAGAGACTACCTAGCAGCAGGTTCTTATGATGCAATTACGCATGGTATACTAGATAAGGCAGTTCTTTTAATCTAAATAAATACACAAACGAGGAGATAAAACGTGGCAATTAAAGCATTTAGTGGTGGGATTAGTTCACTACCTTTACCTGATATACGTCTAGACAATTCAATTGGCGAAGGCGATATTCTTGTATATGATGACAGTAAAAAAATGTTCGTCAACAGTGTTGCCGCTGACAAACTTACGGGCAAACTATACATTACAGGTATTACAAGTAATGTAAAGGGTCAAACCATACTTAATGGTGATGGTGTAAATGGTAATGATATTGAATTACGTACACTTAAATCAGGAAACTTAATTGACATACAGCCAAGTAACGATGGTGATTCTCTCGTAATTAGCGTAAATGCAAGTATTGCTTCAAAACTAGGAGGTCCAGATGGATTTACTGGGGAGCTAAAAAGCAGCCAAGTAGTACTAGCAGGCCCAGGGCCAGGCCACGAATACCAGTTTAGAAAAATACACAATAATGAATTTATAGAACTAAATGAAAACTACACAATTGTATATCGTAATGGACGCAGAGTAAACCCTGCAGAATATACATTTACAGATGCCAATAGCATTGTGTTCTATGATGTAACAGAAGAAGATGAATTGCACATTGATACAATTACAAATGAAACAGATGTTAAACTAGTTCATAGTAAAAGAGTATCGGGCGTAGCAAATCAAGGGAATTATGAATTTTTAGATCAACAAAATAACCTGTTACCAATATTAGAGTATTTCCTAGAAGTATTTGTAAACAGAGTTAAAATACATCAACAAGAATATATTGTAGAAAATAATAAAATTATTTTCCAATCAGGTTTTATTCTAGAAGATGATATTATTGAAATTATTACACTAGGAGACATTTAATGCCAAATACAAGAGTGACACGTATCAAATCAGGCGCAAATGCAGACTTTAAATTAGAACATGATAAGATTTATGTATACGATGAGGTTGCGGGAAACCTTGTTGAAGTAAATTCGTTATCAGAAGTTCAAGCAGAACAATATGTATTTTTAGGTGCAAAGACAGAACGTAGAATTGATACAACAGAATCAAATATTAGTTTATTAATACATAAGCTAGAAAATCTGACTACAGATGATATTCCGCAAGGAACTACAAACACATATTTACTTAACAATGGTAGCTCGAGCCAACCAGTTGTTACAGATGCTGTCAACTTAGTAAGTGACGGAAATAAAATTTTTAAACAGTTTGCCAATAACAGATTAGAGTTCAAAACTATTAAAACTGGATCAGGTATTACTGCAAACGAAACAGCAAATGATATTACATTAGAATTAGATGGTGCAGCACTATCAAATAGTTCATCTTGGACATCTCAAATTAATTTTGATAGTAATGGTGAGCCAACAACAATTGATAATTTACCAGCAGGCGTTACAGCTACAGTAAACGGTACAGATATAACATTTGTACACGGATTTGGTCGCAGTGTCAAAAGTGTTGTATACATGGGATATGATGCGCAGACAAATGAATATCGTATGAGATTTCCTACAGCTACATATATTGTTAAGACAACACCTGAGACACTTACAACGGTGTTTACAATTAAAGTTAATACAGCAGCTACAGGTGCTGATGCGAACGGACATGCATTAATAAATGTGGTAATGTAATATGGGAATTGTCATAGACTCTCCTAAACTGTTGTCAGTAAGACTAACACAACTAGATCCTCTAGATGTGAAGCATGGTTTTGTCTATACATATAATGCAAGTATTGATGTAACTGCCCAATTACATAGCGGCACTACTGGAATGATAAAAGGCCAGTATGATGCACGAGATATTAATGTTGGTGATTATATTGCAACTACAAGCCAAGGTAGAGTTTTAAAAATACACTCAATACAAAATACTGGGCCTACTAGGATAGACTGTGTACTAGTAGATGAAGATCAATTAAACAGTGCAAGTGATGCCACACAATTTGGTGAGAGTGCTATAGATAAAGACGATGGTATCCTTTTTGAGTTAAGAGAAGGTAAACCATATCTATTTCCTTTGCCAGATGTATTGCCAGGTGGCCTTACACAGGAATTTGCAATACAAATTCTTTCAAGATTTAATTTTGCAAGTAAAGACAAAAACGTAACAGTAGAACAAGATGCTCATGGTTTTCTTGTAGGTGAAACATTGTCACTCACACCTACAGGATGGCAACCTGATGAGACAGAGCCTACTGGTGTTGTTGTAAAGCAAGATGACGATACTTTTAGTGTACGCTTGTTTGGTACCAAGACTTATATGGAACTTCCAGGAGACTTAGGTACCATTTATTATTGGGATAATGTTGATAGAATGTTAACTGCACAACCGTCAGTTAACACAGGAAATAAATTATTCCAAAAAATGAGCAGTACAGAAACATTGTTGCTAAGTGGCGGATCTGTACCCCACGATATGGCAACTGGCCCACACTTCAGTGGAAACTATAATGATTTAAAAAATAAGCCTATTATTCCATCTGATGTAAGTAATTTAACTGATAGTAATAACTTACTCAACACTGTAACAAACATTAGCCAGTTAACAAATGATTCTGATTATACAACAAAACAATATGTAGATCAACAAATTGCTAGTTTAGATGGCGATGTTGATATTGATTTGCAAGGCTATGTCACAACAGTTGAACTTAACACTGCAATTTCTAATCTACCAAATGCCTTTAGTGGTGATTATGATGACTTGTCCAATAAGCCAAGTTTATTTAATGGACAGTATTCTTCTTTAGTTGGAGCGCCAACAGTACCTGCAGATGTTAAAGACTTAACTGATAATGATAATTTAATTTTTAATAGAGATTATAATGCACTAACAAATAAGCCTACAATATTTGACGGAGATTATAATAGTTTATCAAACAAGCCAACAATACCAGATGTTAGTGGACTTGCTTCTGAAACATATGTAGATGATGCAATTGCATTATCAAATGCGTTCTCAGGCGATTATAATGATCTAACAAATAAGCCTACAATATTTGATGGTAACTATAATAGTTTAACAAACAAGCCACAACTGTTTGATGGTAATTATAACCTACTAATAAACAAACCAGAGATACCAGATAAGACAAGTGACTTAACTAATGATAGTGGTTTTATTACTACTATTACTATGTCACATATTTTAAATGCACTCGGTTATACTCCTGCAGATGCAGCAAGTGTTTTCAATGGCGACTATAATAGTTTAGCTAACCTTCCAGTTTTAAACGATTATATAACAAGTACTGATCTTTCAGATTTTAGAACAGAATCACAAATACTCAATTTAATTAATAGTAGTATTAGTAGTGGTATTGATCTTGATTATAATAATTTATTAAACAAACCAACGATACCAAGCGATGTAAGTCAACTAACAGACACCACTAACCTGTTGGAAAGATTTACAGGTAACTATAATGATTTAAGTAATAAGCCAAATTTAAGTGAATTTATCACTGAGACAGAAATTGATAGTAAAATTGCAAGTGCAGTAACAGGCGGCACTGTAGATTTAAGTAATTATGTCACTGACACCGAACTTGCCACAGCAATTGCAGGTGTGAGTGGGGGAAATGTAGACCTATCAGATTATTACACAAAAACACAAGTAGATGCACTTATTCCAGATGTAACTGGATTAGCATCAGAAACATATGTACAAACACAGATAGCACAAGCATCATTGGGTGGCGGTGTAGATTTAAGTACATATGTTACTGACACAGAACTAGCAACAGAATTAGGAAACTTAGACGTATCTGATCTAACAGATACTAATGGGCTACTAGGTGGCGGCGGTGGCAGTGGTAGTGTAGACTTAACAGGCTATGCTACTGAGACATTTGTAAATCAACAAGTTGCTGCAGCAAGCATTGGTGGTATAGCTAACCTAGATGATCTAAGTGACGTTGCAGTTGGGTCTTTGCCTCAATCAGCAAATGCTAGTGAGCATTATCTACTAGAATATAATCCAGTAACTTCACTTTGGGAAAGCAATGACTTTGGTAGTATTTTTGCTACACAATCATATGTATCAGCAACAGTAGCCACAGCATTAACAGATGGTGAAATTAACTTAGATGGATATGCAACTGAGCAATTTGTAGAACAAAAGCTAGTAGAGCGTGGCAACCACTTTAGTGGTAACTACTTTGATTTAGCTAATAGACCACAACTGTTTAGTGGGAGTTATTTAGATCTTACGAATGTCCCAACACGTAAAGAGTATACTCTTACGAGTAATGGTAGTAGTTTAAGTCTTATAGAGACAGAAGCAGATCCTGATCAAGTAGTAGCAACTATTGATTTTGCAGATTTGGGAATTGGGTTTAGTGGAGACTATTCAGATTTAACAAATCGTCCATCACTGTTCAGTGGTAATTATGACGATTTAAATAATAAACCATATATTCCTAGTATAGCTGGATTATCAACAGAGGCATATGTAGATAACCGTTGGGCTGAACCTACAATTACAGGTGACAGATTTTATACAGACGACATAGAATATCAAGCAACAGTAAATCAAAAGACTAGTATTGTAAGTCATGTTGCTAATAAGAGAGACCTTGTTATTGCTATACAGACTACAGATGCCACAGAAGTAGAAGCATTATTAGAAGGCGGTACTCCAATTGCTATTGAGGATAATACTACAGCAAAATTTAGTGTTACATATGTAGCAACTAGTGGTACAGATCATACAAGTTTTGTAGTTAGCGGTATCATTAGTAGAACTGGTGGAAATATAACATTAATAGGTAATAATAATACAATAATTACAGCAGATAGTGGCACTTCTTGGACAGGAAGTATTGTTGCAAATGCTACCAATAATTCATTGAAAATAAATGTACAAGGAACAGCAAATAATACTGTAGATTGGACGATTTTTGTTGAAATTATTGAAGTAATTAGATAAATAAAAGTAGTAGCAAAGCTACACAGAAATCAATATTTAGGAGAAATATTAAATGACAACTAAAGTAAATGACGTATACGCAGCAGGCCAGTTTGTAACGGCTTCAGTAACGCACTTCACAATCACAAAAACAGGTATGGCAGAAGCAGACCTAGAAACAATCTACAAAACAGTAGCATCAAAAGCAACACCTATCCTAGTTGGCGCAATTGACGGCAACGATGTACGTGTAGCAGTTGAAAACAACGGTTCATGGACAGCAGCGGACATGGACACAGCACTAGGTGGCGACTTTTCAGTAGCAGATTTCGCATACTAAGTTTTTAAAATACAAATGAATTAACCTGTTAGTTTACTAGCAGGTTTTTTCTTGACTAAAGCATAAATATACATGTAGACTGTAAGGAGTATAAGATGACACAACCAGATCTAAATAATGATGGTAAAGTAAGTCGTTGGGAAGCATTTCCATATTGGTTTGATAAACTACGTATTTTTCCAAGACTGTTTATTATTGTTTACATATATATGTTTTATAATGTTGTAGAATGGTTTATGACATTAACAGATCCAAACATGGCACAAGCTGGCCTAGTTAGTGTAGTAACAGGTGCTGGTGCAGCATGGTTTGGACTTTATGTAAATAGTGGTAGTAGCGATAAAAATATCGTTGTAAGCACACAATCAGATGCTAGAGGAACATCTAGTAGATATGAAGACGAAGAAGGTTACTAATGTATCAACATCATATTATGTTAAAAACAGATATGCCTTTAGAGCAACAACATGCTATTGCATGGTACGAAGTAGTGGACTTATTATCTCCTGATGGGTTAATATATAACTATTCAAGCGGTGATAGCCAAATAGCAATGGAGTATGGTGTTAGACAAAATGAAGAATTTTTGCATTGTTATACTGTGCCTCTTACTAGGGATTTGACTCCTGAAGAGGCTGGTATAATATTACAAGGATGGGAAACAGTATTTCCAGAAGATTTTGATATTGAAATTAGTAATCTATACAATGAAGCTGATCCATATGAAATAGATATAGAAGAGTCTTTATTAGAAAGAGCGTCACAGGATATGGGCAAATGGCATCACAATAGATGGGTTCATGCAATGATGAGAGAAGGTTGGCACTACGGGCTTTACTTTAGTGAAACAAAAAAATCACACCCTGCATTAAAAGAATGGGACAGTTTGCCGGAAACTCACAGAAGACAACCAGAATTTGATAAAAAAGAGATATTAAATTGGTTAAGCAACCTGAATTAACTTGACAATATATTTTTAAACCTATATAGTAATAATATACATATTGTTAGGAGACACTTATGAATTATCTAGTCACAGAACCCGGCTTAACTATTTTCAACTTTGCACAAAAAATTACAGCATCGCAGTACCAACTTGCACAGCAAGTATTCGGCTCAGATGCGTTTACCGCTGTGCCTTATACACGCAAGCAACAGCAAGCAATCCGTGCAAACTTCCCTAGTAAATTTACACATACCTTTAGTGCAAAACAAACTACCAATTTATTGCAATCATATGTTTAATCAAGACTTACAGCGTGTAGGATTTGCATGCAAGTACATGCACCCAGACCAGACGCAAAAGCCAAAAATACTTAAAGAAGTACAGGGCCAATATAGCGAGCGTAGTACAACTATTACATGGCTTAACAATCAAAAGCAATCAGTGGCAGAAGATAAACTGTGGTTTTGTTTGGATACTAACTGGCAAAATGCATATCGTCTTATTGAATATGTTGGTAACTTGCCAGAAGGCCAACGTATGGTACGGCTAGGCAGTAATATGATGCCTGCTTATACACACGATGACTGGTCTTGGTTTTACAAACAAAGCGATGTACGTGATGCAGCAGCCAAAGGCTGGTCACAAGTAGGCGAACTTGCAAAGCAATTAGATGTGCGTGTAAGCATGCACCCTGGCCAATTTACTGTTTTGGCGTCAGATAATGAAAATATAGTAAATAGAAGTATAGAGGAGTTTGAGTATCATGCGGATATCATCAGGTGGATGGGTTACGGTCAGAAGTGGCAAGACTTCAAGTGTAACGTCCACATCTCAGGCAGACAAGGTCCAGCCGGTATCAAAGCCGTCCTTCCAAGACTGTCTACAGAAGCACGAAACTGTATCACTATTGAAAATGACGAAAACTCCTGGGGAATTGATGCCAGCCTCGAATTGGCTAAAGATGTGGCGCTAGTAATAGATATACATCATCACTGGTGTCATAGTGGAGGAGAGTACATTGATCGAAATGACGATCGTATTAAACGTATTATTGACAGTTGGCGTGGTGTACGTCCTACTATGCACTATAGCGTCAGTCGCGAAGACTTGTTGGATGGTCATCCAAGAGACCAACGGCCAGATTTTCAAGTGTTACTGGAACAAGGATTTAAAAAAGCTAAATTACGAGCTCATAGCGATTACATGTGGAATGATGCTTGTAATAAGTGGGCTGGTAGCTTCCGTAAGGATTTTGATATCATGGTAGAAGCAAAACATAAAAACTTAGCGAGCATACCCTTTGAAGAAGAAGGCGTATGAAAAACAGAACTGCATGCTCCAAAAGCTGGACAGATGTAAACATTAACTTTAAAAACCGTAAGCTAGGACATTGCTGTGCATCCGTCTATCATGATATGCCTGATGATATTACACCTATATTTTTTAGTAATAGTGAACTTATACAGCAACGTAGGCAAGATACTTTAAATAATATCCAACATTCTGATTGTGTAATGTGTTGGGACGATATAGAAAGTGGAAATACACCTTTTAAAGACTGGATGAATGAGTGGGACGATTTTGGATCTGCTAAACCAGATGTACCTCAAGTAAATTATATAGAAATGGAATTAGATAATATATGTGATTTAAGTTGCTTATACTGTCACCCTGATCATAGTAGTAAGATTGCACAAGAGGAAGGCGTAAAAGTTGTAAACAAGTTTACAGAAAAAGATCTTGAAGTTTATAAACAATGGCTGACTGACACTGTCAATAATTCACAAACAAAGATCGATATTGCATTCTTGGGCGGTGAACCTACAGCTAGTAAATTATTTTATGATATGATTAATCACATTGCATCGCTTGAAAATATGCGAGGAGAAATACAAGTAACCACCAACGGCAATACAAAAGATTTCTTATTTAAAAAATTTATTGATGCTATGGATAGATCTAAAAGCGAATGGGCCATCCATATTAGCAACGAAAGCTATAACCAGGATAGTAGTTTAATTAGATATGGATTAGATTGGGGAAGATTTGAGTCTAACTTGCGTACCTATGCACAGCATCCAAAAGTAGAAAAAATACTTTTTGATGTTGCAATGAATAATGTTGCACTACCAACATTTCCAAAATATGTTCAATGGATACATGATGTAATGTCAGAATACAATAAGCCTTTTTCTATATCAGGAACGGCTGTAAGTACCCCTAAAGATCTAGATGTAAAAATATTACCCACATCATTTAAAAAGAATATAGACCAAACAGTACAAATAATCAAACAATACTCGTTGTCTCAACACAATCAAAGCGGCACTTTAGAGTTTTTGGAAACCATACGTAAAAGAATTGGCAGTGGCTATAAAGAAAATTATATAGACATAATACAAGAGTTTTTGAAAGAAAAGCAAGAATACAAAAAGACTGATAAACTTTTAGGTTTAACACATAATTTGGAGATAGGCAATGAATAATACTACAGCCTGTTCTAAAAGCTGGACAGATGTAAATATAGATTTTAAATCAGGTACACTTGGACATTGTTGTAAATCAGTTTACTATGATATTCCAACCAAGTTGACATCAGATTTTTTTAGTAATAGTGAATTAATTCAAAAAAGAAGACAAGATACGCTAGACGGAAAACAGCATCAAGACTGTAAGGAATGTTGGAATGAAGTTAATCAAGGACGCAAAAGCTATATCAATTATTGGAACAAATGGGAAAATTTTGATAATGTCAAAGCAGATGTTCCTCAGATTGAAAATATAGAAATAGAATTAGATAATACTTGTGACTTGAGTTGCTTATATTGTGCTGCTGAACAAAGTAGTAGTATAGCAAAAGAAGAAGGAATTAAAATAGTTGACCGTACAAGCAAAGAGCAAATTGAAGCATTTAAACATTGGCTAAAAAGTACAATAGAGGCATCAGAAGAAATATTACAACTTACTTTTTCTGGAGGAGAACCCACGGCTAGTAAATTATTTTACGAACTAATTGAGTATATTGGAACATTAGACACTAGTAAAGTTACAATAGATGTAATTACAAATGGTAATAGTAAACCTTACCTTTTAAAAAAATTAATAAATGCTATAGAAAATTCAACAGCCCGTTGGTCTATTACAATTAGTAATGAAAGTTATAAGGAAGACAGCCAACTTATAAGATATGGATTAGACTGGAATAGATTTGAAGAAAATGTTAAAACATATGCATCAACTGAAAATATTGAACATATACACTTTGGGACTACTTTGTCTAATGTAGCTGTACCGACTTTTCCGCTGTATGTAAAATGGATATATGAAACAATGAAACCTTACACAGTTGAGTTTTCTATTACTGGCGGAATAATAATGCAACCAAAAGAAATGGATATTGCAATACTACCCAAACACTATAAATTATATATTGAACAGGCTCTAGATATTGTAAATAGTTATCCCGAATCTAATTGTATACGCGAAAGATCATTCTTTGATTATCTAGATGTAGTATATGAACGTATTGGTTCTAATCGTAAGCAAGACTATAAAGAAATTATCGAAGTTTTTTTAGAAAAAAAACAAAATGTAAAAAAGACTGATACACTTATGAGACTTAAGAATGTATAAGTTTACAACTCAAACATAGGAGAAAGACATGGGAGCCAAACACCCACAAGAAGTAATTAATGCCTCAGGCGCATCAAAGTATGATTTTATTGTCGCTTGTAACTATTTAATACGTACAGGAGTAGTTAAAAAGCCTGCTGATGCAATTAGATATATTGAGCAGTACAATATTAAAATTGAGGATCTAATGGAAGAAATGACTGCCCCTCCTGAAAGAGAAGAGATAGAAGAGATTTAAACTCCAATTAGTATAAATATAACTAACGGAGGATTTTCTTATGAGACTTAATGATTTATTTGAAAATGATACACCAGAGAAGGGTGATATCATAGAAATCGAACTCGGCGACATGGTTGTAGAAGGAATATTTCAAGATATAGACGAAGACGGTGAAATGACTGTTTGGTTTGACGACCAAGGTAACGACTATATTACAGAATTAGTTCCGCTTATACCAGCAGCTATTGCGGCAGGCGGTGCGGCATGGAGTGCTTATGATGCATATCAAGCAAAAAAAGCATATGATAGAGGCGATATTAGTAAAGCACAATTAGCTAAACAAATTGGTACAGATGCGGCAATAACCGCTGTAGGCGGCGGCGCAGCTAAATTAGCTGCTAAAGGTTTTAAAGCGGCTAAAGCAGGTATTAATAAATTACGTGGTAAAGATGTACCAAATACTAAAAAAGCACCTGCTAAAAAGAAACGTAGTGGTTTTAATTATGATGATACAAGTGCATATGGCCAAGATAATGCATTTCAACGTGCAGTAGCTACAGCAACAGCAGTAGAAAATATTAGTAAAACATTGGATGAAGCAGAAGAAAAGCCATACATTTGTGTACATGCTAAAAAAGGCAAGCATGAATGTCATGCTGATTCATCATATGGTGCAGCCAAGAAAGCGGCAGCACATTGGGGTATGAAATCAACTGCTGGCATTGATGCACACTTAGCGTTAGATGAAGCAGAATACCAAGGACGTAAAGTTAAACTTGGTAAACCAATGCGTGGCGATGTTAAGAAGTTCAAAGTATACGTTAAAAATCCAAAAGGAAATGTAGTTAAAGTAAACTTTGGTCATGGCGGCACAAGTGCAAAACGTAAAACAATGCGTATTAAAAAAAGCAATCCAGCCAGACGTAAGAGCTTCAGAGCAAGACATAATTGTGATAGCCCAGGTCCAAGACATAAGGCACGTTACTGGTCATGCAGAGCGTGGTAATTCCATGTTCATTAGGGAGATTATTGAGAACATATCAGACGGAAGTCTAACAGCACAACAAATGCTGAACAAACTGTCAAAGGAAATGCAAGGCACACATACAGGTGCAATGGATCCAAACTCAGACTGGTCAAAGTTTGTTCTATCTCATAAAGGGTTTACACTCAAAGATATACAAGTCGACCAGATTCCAACCGCAGTAAAAAGCGATGGAATGAGTCAAGACAATATTGAAAAATATAAACAAGCAGACACATCTCAATTTCCACCTATGGTAATAGGCAACAATGGATATCTATTAGATGGTAACCATAGACTTCAAGCATACAAGGCACAAGGTATTAAAACAGTCAAAGCATATGTAGGCGAAGAAGTTGAAGTATCATTACATGGCGATGCTAAAAAAGGTTATGTGTTATCTAAGATTGAAGTGTCAGGTGATGAGCGTAATGCTGGACAAGGCACAAAAGCAATGCAAGATATTGTTGACAGAATGGATAGAGAAGGCGCCATTATTGCACTAACACCAGATGATGCATTTGGTGGAAACAAGAATAGATTAATCAAGTTCTACAAGCGTTTTGGTTTTGTACTAAACAAAGGTCACAACAAAGACTTTCGCTTTAGAGAAACAATGATCCGTTACCCACAGTCTAATGTAGAAGAAAACTTTGCTGACGGTAAGAAAAAAGGCAAAAGCAGACCAGGGCGTGTAAAACGTAGTGGTGCAAGTTGTAACGGTAGCGTAACAGAACTTAGAGCAAAAGCAAAAAAAGCCAGCGGTGAGAAAGCAAAAATGTATCACTGGTGTGCTAATA